ATGCTCCGCCAATATGAACTTGTCGAACGTGTGCTGGCCTACGCTCCCCAGGCGGACGAGGCCATGCTCAACCGTGCCTATGTCTATACCGTGCAGAAGCACGGGACGCAGAAGCGTGCCAGCGGCGATCCCTATTTCTCCCATCCGGTGGAGGTGGCGGGCCTGATGACCGAGCTCAAGCTCGATCAGGAAACCATCGTTACCGCGCTGCTCCACGATACGGTGGAGGATACGCTCGCCACGGTGGACGAGATCGAGCGGCTGTTCGGGCCCGATGTGGCGCGGCTGGTCGATGGCGTGACCAAGCTTTCCAAGATCGAGACGATGACGGAAAGCGAGCGCGCGGCCGAAAACCTGCGCAAGTTCCTCCTCGCGATGAGCGAGGATTTGCGCGTGCTGCTGGTCAAGCTGGCCGACCGGCTGCACAACATGCGCACCTTGCACTTCATCAAGAGCGAGGAAAAGCGCCGCCGCATCGCGCGCGAGACGATGGAAATCTATGCCCCGCTCGCCCAGCGCGTGGGCATGTATGAATATATGCGGGAAATGCAGCTGCTCGCGTTCGAGCAACTGGAGCCCGAGGCCTATGCCACGATCACCGGCCGCCTGGCCGCCATCCGCAGCGAGGGCGGGGGCGAGGTGGGGGACATTGCCCTGTCGATCAAGCAGGCGCTGGCCGAGGCCGGCCTGCGCGTGGAAGTGGCCGGCCGCGAAAAGCATCCCTATTCGATCTGGAAGAAGATGGCCGAGCGGCACGTGTCGTTCGAACAGATTTCCGACATCATGGCATTTCGCGTGCTGGTTGACGATGTGGGCGATTGCTACAAGGCGCTGGGCGTGCTGCACCAGACGTGGCAGATGATCCCCGGGCGGTTCAAGGACTATATCTCCACGCCCAAGATCAATGGCTATAAAAGCCTGCATACCTCGCTGATCTACAACAATGCGCGCCGGGTGGAGGTGCAGCTCAAGACGCGCGAGATGCACCATCGCAACGAATACGGCCTGGCCGCGCACTGGGCCTACAAGCAGGGCGGGGAGCCCGATGGCCAGGTCGGCTGGCTGCGCGACCTCGTCGAAATTCTCGACGCCAGCCACGATCCTGACGAGCTGCTGGAAAACACCAAGATGGCGATCTACCAGGATCGCATCTTTGCCTTCACCCCCAAGGGCGCGCTGTTCCAGCTGCCCAAGGGTGCCACGCCGATCGACTTTGCCTTTGCCGTGCACACCAATCTTGGCGCGCAGGCGGTGGGGGCCAAGATCAACGGCCGCCACGTGCCGCTGCGCACGCCGCTGGGCAATGGCGACGTGGTGGAAATCATCAAGAGCCGCAATTCCGAGCCGCAGCTATCGTGGCTGGGCTTTGCCGTGACCGGCAAGGCGCGCGCCGCGATCCGCCGCGCCGTGCGCCAGAAGGAACGCGCCGAAGTGGCCCTGATCGGCCGCAAGCTCTATGAGGAAATCACCGAGCGGCTGCCCACCCAGGTGGGCAAGAAGGCCCTGGCCGATGCGGTCAAGCGCCTGAAATTCAACAGTGAGGAAGACCTCATGGTGGCGATCGGCTCGGCCAAGCTGGACGATCGCCAGGTGATGGAGGCGCTGGTGCCCGGCAGCACTGCCAACCTGCCCAACCCAGAGGATTGGCCGCGCCAACAGCGCGCCATCGCCGTGCGCGGCCTGACGCCGGGCATGGCCTTCAAGCTGGCCGAATGCTGCCACCCGGTGCCGGGCGATCGCATCGTCGGCCTGCGTCGCCCGGGCAAGGGCGTGGAAGTGCACGCCATCGATTGCGAGCGGCTGGCCGATGGCGTCGATGCCGATTGGATCGACCTGTCGTGGGACAAGCGCACCGATGGCGCGGTCGGCCGCCTGCGCGCCGAGCTGTATAACCGCCCTGGTACACTGGCCGAAATGGCGGGGATCTTTGCCAAGAACCATGCCAACGTGGTCAACCTGGAAATGACCCAGCGCGAAAACCCGTTCCACACCTATCTGGTCGATCTGGAAGTGCGCGATCTGGCGCACCTTACCCGCATCGTCAGCGCCCTGCGCGCCAGCGATGCGGTAGCCCAGGCCGACCGGATATAAAAGCGCGTCAGGGCTTTTGGCGGATGGGCACCGGCACGTTGCAGATGTCCACCCCGCCGGCCGGGCGCACGTAGAACGGGTCGCGCCGGTTGGCGCGGGCATCGGCATAGCGGGCAAAGCTGGCGCTGGCGGTGGACAGATATTGCCACGTCGGCAGGCCGGGCACCGCATCGCCCAGCCGCACGCGCAGGATCGGCGTGCGCTCGGCCGTCTGGCGATAGAACCCCATGTCACCCTTGCCGCGCGGCAGGCTGGATAGCCATTCCATGCCGGCAATCACCCGGCCGACCACCGCGATGTTGCGATCGAGCTGGCGCGGCGCATCGCCGATCACGGCATAAAGCTCGGCACCGCTGCCGGCGTCGGGCGGCATGTCGCGCCCCACGCCCACCGTGCCATAGCAATGCACCGGCCAGGTTTCTGGCGCCTCGCCCGGGCCGGTGGCGATCGGCCAGCCATGATAGAACCGCGCCTGCGCGGCATAGATGCCATCGGCAATGCGCGGCCCTTCCAGCGCCGGCGCGGCCCCGGCGGTGAGGGTATAGGCGCCCTGCGACACGCTCAGCAGCGACGGGGGCAGGGGTCGGGCCTTGGCCTTGTCCTCCGCATCGGGATCGCCCCATTGCACGACATAGCCATCCTGCACGCGGGTGATCGCCGTGCCATCCCACCAGTGCGCGGTGGCCAGCTTGCGGATATTGCCCACCCAGCCTTGCGACCAGGGCGCCGGCAGCAACTGGATCACCACCTGCCGCGCGCTGCCATCGGCCGCCGGCGCCAGGTCCATAACCAGCAGATCTTCGGGCGCGATCGCCACCCAATCGGCCGCCGGCGCCGCGCCCACGATCTCCGTCGGGCTGGGCGCAGCCGGGGGCGCAGGCGGCTGCGCCTGTGCATAACTTGCGGCCGTAATGGCCAGGATCAGCGAAGCGGCAGGACGGATCAACATTTTGCCGTTGTGATCACCAAACCGCCCTTGCGCAACCCCACACGGACGGCTAGGGGGCGCCTTCCAGTGCATGCGGAGCGGTGGCCGAGTGGTCGAAGGCGCTCGCCTGGAAAGTGAGTATACGTCAAAAGCGTATCGAGGGTTCGAATCCCTCCCGCTCCGCCATTTGCCTCTTTCACCAGCACCCACCAACATCCATAAGGCGTCACCCGCCGTCGCGTTTTCAGCGATTCTCGCCTGTCACGGGCCGTCATCGCCTGTCACCGAAAGCCGCGCCGCGCGGGGGTATGTCTGGGGGTAAGGATGCTGGTGGCGGCGCCGTGTACCCCCAAGTGGGGGTATGGCGGTGCTGAACGACACGAGAATCCGCAAGGCCGCGCCGGCCGAAAAGGATTACAAGCTGGCCGATGAGAAGGGGCTCTACCTGCTGGTGCGCCCGGCGGGCGGCAAGCTCTGGCGGCTCAAATACCGCATCGCCGGTAAGGAGAAGCTGCTGGCACTGGGCAGCTATCCCGACGTGAGCTTGGCGGCAGCGCGCGAGTTGCGAGACGAGGCGCGCAAGAAGATCGCCGCCGGGATCGATCCGATGCAAGAGAAGCGCCGGGCCGCGCAGGCAGAGAAAGCGAAGGTGGCGCATACCTTCGAGAGCGTGGCGCGGGAATGGCATGGCCTGAACAAGGACCGCTGGGTGCCGGTCCATCAGTACGACGTGATTCATTCGCTGGAGCGCGATATTTTCCCCAAGCTGGGGCCGAGGCCGATCGCGGACATCACCGCCAGCGACATTCTCGACGTGCTGCGTAAGGTCGAACGGCGCGGTGCGATCGAGACAGCCAAGCGCTTGCGCCAGCGCATCAGCGGCGTGTTCGTGCTGGCGATTTCGCAGCACCTGACCAAAGACAACCCGGCGGCTATGCTCGAGCATGCGCTGTTGCCGAAGAAGAAGGCCAAGAAGCAGCCGGCGGTGGTTGATCTTGCCGAGCTGCGCAAGCTGCTGACGGTGACCGAGGCCAGCGGGGCCTACCCAGTGACGCTGTTGGCCTCGCGCTTCCTGGCGTTGACCGCTCAGCGTCCAGGCACCGTGCGGCGCGCCGAGTGGGCCGATATGAAGGGGATCGAATGGGATAGCAATGAGCCCGCGCCGGACGCGATATGGCATATCCCGGCCGACCAGATGAAGTTGTCGGCCGAGCGCAAGGAGGAAGCGGAATTCGACCACATCGTGCCCCTGGCGCCGAAAGCCGTGGAGGTGTTGCGCGCGGCCCGTGTGTTATCCGGCCGGGGCGCGCTGGTGTTTCCGGGTCAGCGCCATGCGCACATCCCGCTATCAGAGAACGGGATCGGCTTCCTCTACAACCGCGCCGGGTGGCATCGCAGGCACGTTCCGCATGGCTGGCGCGCGGCATTTTCGACGATCATGAACGAGCGGGCCAAAGCAGCGGGCATAGCAGACGATCGGGCGGTCATCGACCTGATGCTGGCGCACACGCCAGAGAACAAGGTGGAGAGCGCCTACAACCGGGCACAGTTCATGCCGCGGCGCCGGGCAATCGCGATCGAGTGGGCAGATTTGCTGATGGATGGGTTGCCGCCCGCGGCCGATCTGCTGCCTGGGCGCCGGCGCGTATGATCAACGCTCATTCTCCCACCGCAACAGCGTCTCTTCATCAGCCAGATGCCGCATCACGCCAGCGAGGTACATGAACCGGTTCCACCCCGTGCACCCGGGTGTGAGCCTGCAGCGGCACCGGCGATTGAGCAGCGAGTACGAGCCGCCGACCTTATCCCGCAAGGCCAGCAGGTCGAGGTCACGCCATTCCTTGCAGCCCTCGCACCAGGCGCGGATGTGTGCGTTTGCCTCGATCATCGCATCAAGATCGCGGGTGAAGGCCCGCAGAATGCCGGCATGTTTGGCCATGCGCTGTGTAGAACGGATGCGGAACGATTCTGCAAGGCGCCGGGGGGATTCCCCCGCGCGCGATCTGTGCTATGGTGCGCGGGCTGCGGCGGCGCTGATGGAAGCGCATAGCCATAAGTCTAAGCGTCGTTCCGCAATTTGCCGGATAGGTGCACGAGTGGCGAGAAAGCTATTGAGCATATTACCGCCAGCGACAGCTTAGAGCCGGTATCAAGCCCGGCCCGCAGCTACCTCACCCCATCCAGCGAAAGCGCCCAAGCATGAGCGGCATCGCCATAGGCTACCGCTGCCGTGCAGGCGTCAATGTCTGCGTCTGTGATAGCCACGAGGGGCGCGGCGGGGGCTGCTTGAGGAACGCTGGCACCGTGACTGTCGGCAATGGCTTGGACGTGTCCGGCATAACCTTTAGGGGCTTGGATGCGCATCCGCTGCTTATAGTCAGCAGCAAGAGCAGCATAATCGCGCGATAGCTGTTCATGGTCCTTGTCTCCTTGCGCGGCCTTGGCGTCATAGTCGGCCTTGGCCTTGGCGAGCTTGGCGCTCCATTCGGCGTCAGCCACTTGCTGGGCTGTGGTGTAGAGCGCCTTGTCAGATGCGCGGCCGGCCTTCTCGGCCTGCCATTCGCCCCGGTAGTGCCAAAGCCCCAGAGCGAGCGCCACGGCCAGCGCATAGGACCAGATCCGGCGCAGGATGGGCAAGAGGGTGGCGAGCGGGATCATGGCGTGTCTCCCTTGGCCTTGGCAACCTGCCGATCCTTGAGCGCCACAGCCCCCGAGACAGCACCCACGACGACGCCCAAGCCGGCGGGGAAGGCAACGCAATAGGTGGCGAGGTCGAACGACTTGCCAGCGCCCAGCACTTCCCAGGCTTCGAAGGCGTTGGCCGCAATTATGTAGGCCAGCGCGCCGGTTGCGCCGATCACGCGGTTGAGTTCAAATTCGCCACCGATGCCTTTCAGGGCTTGCGTGATGTTCATGCCCACGCACTCCACCAAGAGGTTCCGGGAAGAAAGCTGTTGCTGCGGTTGATCCAGCCACGCAGGAAGCGCCGGTCGGGATCGTTCGGCCCCTCGTTACTGGCAATCCGCTGGTAGAATGCGTTCCGCACGTCGGCCCATGCCTGCGCGGCTTTCGCTTCGCCGAGGCTGTTGAACCAGGTCGCATAGGCACGCGCCGTGGCAGGGCCGAGATTGCCATCAACCGCTGCGCCGATCATCTTCTGCATCAGCCGGATAGCGCGATCCGGCCCGGCACCCCAGGCCATGTCGATGATCGAGAGCGTGACGCGATTGACCAGCAGCTTGTCGAAGCCGGGCACCTTGTAATAGAGGCGCACGCCGATCGCGACGGCTTCATCCATGGTCAGGTTGGCAATGTCCGCCCGTGTGACGATGCCGACCTTGCGATACTGCGCCAGGGCATAGCCGGTGACGCCGAACTTGGAGCCGATCAGCTTCCCGACGTTGCGCTGTTGCGGGATGTTCGCCGCGTAGCTGACGGGATCAAACCAATTACCATTATCCGCCGGGTCCATCGACAGACCGCCTTCGTGGTCTTTGATGTAGCCCGCGATGAATTTTGCGATGTCGATCATGGGTGATGCTCCGGTGGCGTCGGCACGGTGGGCGCGACGATGGGCGGGACAGGCGTTGGCGTGATCGGCGGCGACACGACCGCCGGGGCGGCATGACGCGTGAACGGCGACCACAGCGAGAGGTCGAGCCGATCGGCGGCGGTCAGGATGCCCTCGGCCACCCCGATGCAGGCCAGGCCAGCGACGGCGCCGGCCACGGTGGAGGGGATTTCTGCGCTGGTGACGCCGTGCACCAGCTTCTGGACGAACGGCCCGAACAGATAGGAGCCGCCGATGCACAAGCCAGTGGCCAAGAGGCGTTGCTTCCAGAGCGTGGCGGGTCGCAGGTATTCGCGCGCGGCGGCGCCGAACACCCCGCCACCCAGCATCTGCGCGGTATCAGCGCCGATTCCGACGCTTTCGGGCGGCGTAACCATCAGCACGCCACCACGCGCAGAGCGCGCTGGAGCCGACCAGAAACGCGGCCGACCCAATCATCAATGCCACGTCCGACGACATCGACCACGCCCCCGCCGATCAGGAATTGCAAAGCGCTGGCGAGGTTTACGGCCGCCGCATAGGTCCAATAATCGATATACTGGCCGCCATCAGCGATGTGTGCGCAGCGCCAAGGGATCAGGCAAAGCGATACCGCGGCCACCATGCGATCACGCGCACCTTGCCCCGTCGCCCGCAGCGCTAGAATGGTGCAGAGGTCGATCATCATCATCATGACGGTCTGGTCGTTGCCTGAGTAGATCGCGCCCACGGCCCACGATGCAACGGTGCTGGCGCCCAAGATCACCACGACCGGGCGGATGCCTACGCGCCGGGCCGCCATCGCCCACAGAGCGGCGTGCGCGGCGTAGACGATGACGGTTTCCATGCGCTGGACCCCTTACTGCGTCTTGGGCTGGCTAGCGGCGGTCACGGTGGCCGCGTCCACGCCAGCGGCCGGGCCATGGGTGGCGAGCAGGTCGGTCAGCAGGCTGCATTCTTCCGCATGCAGCTTGGCGAGCTGGTCGGTGAGCGCGACCTTGCGTTTGCCGATTTCGGCCAGGCGAGCGATGGACTTGGCGGGCATGGTCAGTCTCCTTGGTGGTGGGGGTTAGAGCGTCTGGCCAGCGTCGGCCAAAATGGCAGAGAACTTGGCACCGACGGCTTTGATCTGGGCCTGCGTCAGCGCGCCTTGATAGACAGCTGTGCCGAACACAGTCGTATCTGGGGTGCCGTAGGGACGGCCCACCTGCATGCGGTTCACGGTCGAGCCAACTGCGCCCGTGGTCGGCACTGCTGTGGCGCTCGCGGTGACAAGACCGGCGGCCGTCCGCCAAGACATTGCCTGCACGGTGGTGGCCGTGAACTGGCTGACATACATGGTCCATGTGCTTGCGGGCGACGAACCCTGTGCCACAGCACTGTTGACGGTGGTGGAACCGCGAACGATGGACAGCATGTTACTGCCCCCGCTGTTGAGCAGCATAGCCATCGATGCAGAAGCGGTGCCGACATAATCGCTTACCAAGCCGCCCGCAGTGCCCTTGGCGACGGCGAAGGTAGTCATACCGCCAACCGCATTGGCATTGCCGCGGTACATGGTGGTCGATGCAGTGGCGATCCACCCGGCAGCCAGATTATAGGTGCCCGTCCCGCCAGTGCCGGTCCCAAGAGACGCAATCACGCCAATGATTACGCCGCCGGCGCTGTAGATGGAATCGCCAACCGCAAGCGGCGTGCCCGTGCCGCCGCTGGGGAATGCGGAAACCGTCAGGACGCCAGACGTGATATCGGCGGTGAACGCTGCACCATTGTAAACCGACGCGCTGTAGCCAGGCAGATCGACCACATTCGCGACGGCGTTCAGCGCCGACGATGCCGTAGTGGTTGACCCGGCAGCTAGGTTGTAGGTTCCCGTTCCACCAGTGCCGGTGCCCAGCGACGCAATCACGCCGAGTTGCTGGCCGTTGTTGTTATAGATGACATGGCCGACCGCCAGCGGGGTTCCGCTGGTGAACGCCGAAACGGTCAGCACGCCGCCGGAAATTGCGGCGGTGAAATTCGACCCTGACAACGAAACGCCAAGCGATCCCACCGTGCCATAGAGCGTGGCATTCCCCGCCGTGGAAGCATCAAACACGTTGGTGGCTGGCGCTGAATTGAACGACGAACCGAACAGGAAGGCCGAATACCCCAAACCGTTGAACGACGGCAGGGTTTCGAGCTTGCCATACTGGCCGCCAGAGCCGGTGAAATTGATAGCAAACATGGTCATGGCAGGGACTCCCTCAGGCGGTCAGGGTGATTTTGTCGATCGGCGCCCAGCGGTACATGGGCACATTCAGGCCGGCCGGGTCGAAGATCAGCGGATTGTCATCACGGATATTGCCGCCAAACAGAGTGGTCTTGTTGGCGGCAGTCTGCGCATTCCATGCGTAGCCAAAGGTCCAGGCATCCGCAGGAGTCTCGCTGGCGTCCCAGACCACGCAATCACGGCCGACCACACGCGGGTTGCTGAGCGTCTTCTCCGTGCCGGCGGCATTGAAGGCGCGCATGCCGAAGTTTGGCATCAGTTCCAGATAGTTCGTGTCGATCACCAGTTTGCGGCCCGGGAGAACCGGATAGCGCGCGATGATCCGCGACCCTTCGGCACGGATCACGGGGCGAAGGGGGACTGGCTTATAGCCCTTGTAGAGCCACTGGTAAGCGCACCAGCCATAATAGGCGCCAAGCCATTTATAGCCCGCCGGCGTCATGTGCACGTCGTTGTTGCGATACGACATGAACCACGACGGCCCGACATGGCACACGTAATCGTTTTCGAGCGCCATTTGCAGTTGAGCGATCGGAATGTCAGGTTGGGCGCCAGCATAGTATCCAGCCACGCCGCTGCTCTGGTAAAGGAACATCGGCACCGGCCGCGCGTTTCCGGCGGCAGCCTGCCAATCAGACTGCACCGATGCCAAGATGCCCAAAACGGTATTCGTCCAGGTCGTTGGATCAGTCTTGGCAGAACTGTCCGCTTCGCCCTGCGTGTAGAACAGGCCGCCAGATGCATAGCTCTTGCCGATCGCGGCGGCTGCCAGCGGGCCATTTTGAAGGTTGGCCAGCAGCCGTGGGTAGCGGGTGCCGTTCGCTTTTGTGAGCAAAGCGGCAGATGCACCACCACGCGCAGAAACCGACGCCATGCACTTTTGGCCGTTCGTCGTCGGATCAGTGCCTGCGTCGCTGACCATCAACTGGGCCAGCATCTGCATGGCGCCATACATCGGCGTTTCACCGACAGAGCCGCTGTCATTGGCACTTGTGTCTGCCATTCCGCCGGTCAGATAGCGTTCTTGCAGCGGCACAAGGCTTGCGTAGATCGTCCCGACACTGGTCGAAAGGTCATCGGGCCGCACGCCGCCCGAGAACATCAGGGCAGATGCCAGCGATCCGGTATCGTAAAGTCCGCCGGGATAGCCTTGCGCAAGACTCTGACCATAGCCTTCAAAATGCGCGACTTCGCCAATCAGCTGGATGCTGTCCCACTTGCTGTCCCGCACCATATAGCTGCTGTTGACGCCGTTGGTCACAAGGCTGGAAACCTGTGCCTTTGTGCTGGCATAGTCGGGGTGGTTGATCGCGGTGCGCGTGATGCTTGAAAATACCTGGCCATCGGCGCCGACGAGATACAGGCCATCGACACCGGGCTTGCTAACCAGCTTCTGTGCCGGTGCGATCACCCCGTTAACCAGTGATTGCAGGGCCGACACGGCAGACGAAAGTCCATCGATCACTGGGTGCAGCAGTTTGGTGGGCGAAATCAGGCCCCAGATAGAGTTATCTGAATAGACAAACGCGAACGTGGCAGCGCCGATCTTTTTGACAAAGCCCAGCGCGGAGATGGTGGAGTCCACACCGCCCTTGGTGTATTCCTGTGCCTGGTTCGTGCCATCCGGCTTCCAGGCGGCCAGCGTGCCACCGCTGTTGATCCATCCGAGTTTCGACAGGCCATCGCTCGACGGCGCGTAGAACGGCCGGTTGACCGGGATCAGGCCAACAGCAACGGTCGGCGCGGTCGGCGCGGTCGTGAAGCCTGCACCGCTCGGCCAGGCGAAGGCAGGCGGCGTGCTGGACGTGGACAAGCCGCCGCGAGCCGTGCGGTAGCCGGAAACCTTGCCATCGGAGCCGATCTGGCCATAGACCTCGGCGCCCGTGTAGCTGGCACTGGATGGGGTGAGCAGCCACTCGGAATTTGCCAGGCCACCCACACCCGTACCGATGCCGCCCGACACGCCCGTGATGGTATAAGGCGGCGAACCACCAGCGCTGACAACAGCGTTCAGGAAGCCTACCGATGCGGCGGCTCCTTGGGCGGCTTGAGCGCTGGTCTGGGATGCGGTGGCTTGGGCGGTGGCGAGGGCAGCTTGCGTGGTGGCTGTTGCAGCACTGCCAGATGCAGCCGACGCGCTGCCGGCGGCCGCAGTCGCCGAACCAGAAGCGGAACTCGCGCTGCCCGCAGCCGCGGCCGCCGAGCCGCTCGCCGCCGAGGCACTTCCTGCCGCTGCCGATGCTGACGCGGCGGCTTCACCTGCTTTGGCCGTGGCGGAATTCTGGGCAGTGATCGCCGCCTGCTGGGCGTTGCGCGCCAGCAGTTGAGCAATGATGTCTTCGGCCATGATCTGCCCTTACTGGTTGGCGTTGGCGATGATGGTGGGGGTCGAGGCCGTGCCGGTCTGGGTGGTGGTGATCCACAGACCGCCGGCGCCGAAAATGACGTAGAGCCCGTTCGCCGTGATGCTTGCCGACAGCGTGCCGGGGTTGCTGCCGGAAACCGACATGACCTCAAGCGGCTGCGGGGTATCGGTCTGCGCCATGGCACCGCCGAAGCTGATGGAATCGCCTCCCGACAGGCCCGTGACCTGAATGCGGATCACGCCGTAGCGGGTGAAGTCGTGGGTGGTGCCGGGCACCAGAGGCGGGAAGCTGGTAACGGCAGACGAGATTGGCACGACCTGATCGCTGGCGAGCGCCACGGAGAGCGATCCCGCCGACGCCTGCGGGCCGAGCGCGTCGGGCAACTGCGCTTGGATCTGGCCCAGCAGGCCGTTGGCAACGGCTTGGAGCGCACCAGAGGCGGCGCCAGTGGGCAGTGGTAGCGCGGTCGCGGAAACGGCCAGTGGGTTGGCGCTGGAAACCGCCGCGCCGCCCAGCGTTGGCTGCACCTTCAACACGCCGGCCAGTTGGGTGAACAGGCCCTTGAGCAAGGACACGACGGTCCACGAACCGCTGGCATTCGTCGCAGCCGGGTCCGCCACCGCGCCCTGCGTCACGTCGGCGCCATTGGGCGCAGCGATCGTGCTTACCCCGCCGCTCGACCACACATCGCCCAGGCCGGCTGAAACATCTGCGGTGCCAGACACGCCCCTGACCCAGATGTGGGTAGCCGTGCCCTGCGCAGTTTCGCCTGCGACCAGGTAATAGCCGCCGCCGGTGGGCGCATCAGCCGACGATGAAAACGCCACCAGAACAGGAGACCAGCCCTGATTGCAGACCCAGGCATATTGCCCGGCCAGCGCCGGTGCGCTTTCGGTAATGTCCTGCCAGTCGGTCGTGATCTTGATGTCGAGGCCGGAGTCTTGGGCCATGGCGCGATCCTTGCGGGCAAAGAAAAACCCCGCCGGAGCGAGGTCGGGTCAGGTCGGTGTGAAAGGAGTCAGCGAAGCTCGACCCAGTTGCCCAGCGTGCCGGTGCCGATGTTCACGTTCGCCGAATAGGTCGCGCCGTCCGGGATGATGGCGGTGCAGACCGTGGCAATCGCGGACGAACTGCTACCCGATCCCTGCACCGTAACGGCCGGCGAAGTGCCTTGCGTGATTGTGATCGCGGTGAAGGCGTTGCCCGACGACGAACTGGCGTTGACGCTGATCCAGATCGGGCGCCCGGTGTTGTTGGTATAGGTCGTCCCAAGCGCGCGGCTCGAGGTCACGTTCTGCATCGTCTGGGCAGAGCCGCCCAGAACCTTGTTCATCGGCGCATAGCCCAAGGTTGCCACGAACGCGGTCAGCGCGGCGGTGAGTTGGCCCTGGAAATTGTCAAGGACACCATCATCCTTAACATCGTCGTTGGCTTCGGCGGCCACCCATCCGGCCAGCGCGGCGGCAATGAATGTCGCCTGGCGCAGCGCCTTGTTGAACTGCGCGGATGAGGCAAGGCCCGACGAAAACCCGGCCGATCGCGCGGCAAGGCCAGACCAGGTGGCGTTGTCCACGACGTTGGCGCCCGATGCCGTGGCAAAGGGCAGGAAGTCATTCAATGCGGTCACAGGTCAGACTCCGACAAGGCAGATTGCTGGCGCCAGTAGGCGGCGAATTGTGGGTCACGCAGCGCAGCGGCGATCTGCGCGTCGGTCAGTTGGCCCGAGCGAATGCAGGCCAGCAGTCTTTCGAAGTGGCTCATGGTGCGTTCCCCGTGGCAACCCAATTGACGGTGCGGGTCTGGCCGGATGCCAATGGCCCAGAACTGTTGGACACAAGCACCTTGCAGCCAGAGCCGGTCACGGTCGAAGCGACGACGGCGTAGGTCTCGTTCCCGCCGTTCCCGCTGCAAGCCACCACGACAGGGGTGCCACTGAACTGCACTAGCGAGCCGAAGCTGATCGTGATCTGACCGCTGGAATCGGTGGCGCCGACCGTGTAGCCAGACTTGACTTTCTGCAGGCGGATGTTGTTCCCGCCGTTGTCCGAGACCGACGTAGTGCAGTTGCGGAAGGTGGTGTCTGCGTCGATGGTGATCCCATTCGTGTTCGCGTCCAACTGCACGCCGGTGGTCAGCCCGCGATACAGGCCGCCGATCACGTAATCCTCCAGGCTCACATCGGCGCCACGGATGCGCACTCCGATCTTGGTGGCGGCATAAGCACCGTCGCCGTTGACGCTGGGCCGAATGTCCGCGCTGCAAATGATCGTGTTGCTGGAACCGGTTGCAAGCGTCGGCGTCACGTCCACGGCAGTCCAGGTCGCCGAGATTCCAGAGGCAACCTGCCCGTAAAGGTCGTTGCTCTCGTCGATGTGCACCAGGTCGATTCCGACCGTCTTGATGCAGCATTCCTCGGCGTTGATGTGGCTCGACCGCATGACGAAGCGCGGTTGCAGGCCGTTCGTCGTGTCCCTGGCCGTAACGCCGCGCTGAACAGAGACGATTTCAAGGTCATCGAAGACGTAGCCCTCCATCTCGCCTTCGCAGTAGATCGCATCCTGCATGAAGTAGGCGCGGACAGAGCGGAAGGTGGGCGATCCATCGGTCCCGGTATACTTGATCCCGTAGGCGCTCGCCCGCGCGTTGTCGCCGCGAAACACCACGTTTTCGAGACGCGGCCACGGGCAGTTGACCAGTTCCAAGCCGATGTTGAACCCGCAGGACGTGTTCTGCCCGGCCACCAGCACATTCCGCATGGTCAGCGTCTGCGACAGTGCACCGTCGCCGGTATAGGCCGCCGAATAGTCCACATGCAGCGGGCTGGACGTGTGCACATTGTCGGTCAGGACCGCGAAGCCTTCCAGCGTGAACGCCGTGTTGAAAGGCAGTTGCCGCGAGCCGGTCAGCATGATCCGCGCGTTGCTTGAGCACAGGATGCGCGAGACGGTCGGACCGTGGCCGATGAACGTGACCGAGTTGGTGAAGGTGTGCGTGCCGGTGATCTTGATCACGCCCGGTGGCAGCCAGATGAGGGCGCCGTAGGGGCACTTGCTGGTGTCGTTGACGAACGCAACCAGCGCCGCCCAGGCCGTCGTGCTGTCGCTGCCATCGGTCTTGCAGCTGAACGGTGCGTCGGTGGCGAAGATCAAGCGTTGCAGCTTGGCGCCAGTGCTGCCTGCGCCATAGGTTCCGGTCTGCGTGAAGCCTTGCGCCAGGGCGAGCGCCGCAATGTCTGCCGCCGTGGCGCGACGCGTTTGCCCGCCCTGGACGAAAGGCACGACTTCGGGGCCCGACAGCGGCGTGGTTCCGCTGGGGAGGTTCGCAATGGTAGGCATTTCACCTCACGTGATGCTGATCGGGATACCGGCTTCGGTCAGGAGGCTGGCGCCATATTCGTCGGTCAGGCGGTAGACGGATGCCGGCGACGCCGAGGCGAGAGCACCCACGTCGAAGCCGGAGATCACATCGTTCTCGACGTCGAAACCGAAGAACGGCGCGGCATCGACGGACGGGTAAAGGTAGCCGTCGATCAGGACCGTGGCCGGCCGCAGATCGAGATAGCCGCCAGTGAAAAGTTCCTGAAATGTCGGGTTGATCGACGACGAGGCCAAGGCCAGTGTCATCGTCATGTTGCCGTTGTCTTGGATCAGGATCGTGAAGCCATAGGGCGCCAGCAGCGTGTCCCAGGCCTCATAGGCGCCGGGGATCGTGCCATCCCACTGGTTGGCGATGATCTTGGCGCGCAGCAGTAGCTTGTAGATGTCGTCCGGCAGCGCGATCAGGCCGGTAGTCGGCTCGCCCGGCGCCCAGATCACACCTTGCTCAAAGCCCAGCCCTTCGGTGTCGAACGAAAAATAAACCCCTTCCAGCGGCGTTCGCACATTCCGCGAGACGCCCACCCATTCGCCGATGACGTCAAGCTGGGCGCCAACGGCATCGTCGATGTCGAACTTGCCGGCCATGGCATCGAGCACAGCAATCTGGTCGGCCAGCGGTTGCAGGCATGCGGCGATGGTCGCGACGAACTTAGGCTTGTTGGCGTGTTCAGAGGTGATCCGCCCGGTATAGGACGTGACGTCTCCACTCACGATACCAGGCTCAGCGACACGTCACCGGCCACGCAGGTCGCGGACTCGTTGAACGCGATGGGAATATCCGCCGCCGCCGGGCTATTGCCATAGATCGCAATCTGGAGGCCCAGCAGGTTGAAGGTGCCGATCCCGCCGCTGCCTTGGATGCCGGCCGAGATCACCTGCGTGAGGTAGACGCTCTCGCCCAGCGGCAGGTCGTTGATGTAGTTGGCGATGGCCGCAACCAGCGCGTTGCCGATCGTCACGGTATAGCCGGTCAGGGCCTTGATCGAGGCATTGACGATGATGCGGCGATAGGTCGGCGTGCTGAACCTGATTGTCGATGGCATGCCCCGGCTGTCGATCACAATCTTGCTGATTGTGCCGGCCGTCCCGCCGCCAGGGATTTTCGACCGGGCAATGGTCTGCGCGATGGCATCCGCATCGCCGCCTTCGACTACCAAGGCCACGCTGTGGCTGGGTGTGCCATTGTCGTTGGTCGCGTCGGTCGTGTTCTCGTCATAGGTCACGCGGGTCACGCCCGCGACATCCTCAATGGCGGCGGCCAGCGTCTCCATGGGCGACGTCGCACCAAGCGCTGTGGAGCGCGACTGGCGCTGACGCAGCTTGGCATCGCTTTCCTGCGCGGTGCCGGGCGATGCGGCCACGGCGTTGGTCACGGAGATCCAGCCCAGCGTCGGCGTGCCGATCTTGGTCAGGGCGCCGATCGCGGCCGAGATCGCCCCGGCGGTCGTGCAGGTCGCGGTGACGGTGATCGAATTGCTCGACGGAATCGTGACGCTGGCCGGGAGCGCCCAGGTATAGGCCCCATCTGCATCCTTGACCGTGCCGTTCGCGATGATGGTCCCAGCAGTGCCGGTGATCGTGACGTCGCAGGTCGAATAGGTCGCTGCCTGCTTGGTCAGGCCGTTGATCTTGACCACCGATGCCAGGCCGGCGCCTTGCGCGCTGGATGGCGACCGGGCGTTATAGGCTGCAATCGTCGCCGCGTTGGTATCGGCAAAGCCCTGCGCAAGGATCGCCAGCCATTGGCCGTCCTGGGTGTCTGCGTCGAGCACCACATCGCTGCCGTAGATCGCGCGGAAGCTAGCGCACAGCGACAGGTAGATGTCGTCATAGCTGGGCGCCGAGATGCCGTTCGCGTCGATCGTGCATGCCAAGGTGGCGAGGGGGTAGCTGGTCACGGGCGGTCCTCTGCGGAAAGCAGATCAGGCAGGGCGGCGATGGCGGGCATGTCAGGCGGTGCGAACGGCCAGGGTCTTTGAGATCGTCACGGTTTCGGTCGTGCCGTAGGTCGTCGCCACGGTTGCGGTGATGGTCAGCTTGCGCGCGGCGGTCAGGTCGCTGGCATAGCTCACGATCGAGGCGACGCCCTGCGTGCCCAGGATCACGCGCTTGATCTCGGCATCATAGGTCGCGGCGTTGTTGCGGCCGACGATCTTGCCCCAGGCAGTGCCGGCGGTGGTGTCGAGGAACCATTCGCCCATGATCAGGCCCAGCCGCGTCATGATGCGCTGGCCCACCGCGCTGGGTTCGTCGACGAAATAGTCGGCGCCGCCCTGGCCGAACGTCATGTCGCCGTCGCCGTCTTGCTTCCGGACGCGCATCAGACCGCCTTCACTTCGCTCGAGCCAGAGGTGATCACCCCACCACTCACGGTATCGCCGATCCGCGCCACGCCCAGGCCGCCAGTGCCACCAAGATCGACGGGCCCGACGAACTCAATGCCGCCCGGAGCCACCAGGCGCAGCTTCTGCGCGGCGGGGTCCAATTCAATCATCGTCTCGCCATCATCGCTGCGAAGCTGGGCCGCCGTGGCGCTGATCCCGCTCAGCACACGCGGTTTCGACCGGACACCGGCCACCACGAACCCATCGGACAGGTCGTGCATGCGGTAGGCCATCTGCGGCTGCACGCCGCCACTTTGCCACCAGGCATCGATGCAGCGCGAGGCAAACACCACCAGGCACTCGTCGCCTTTCGCGATCGGGAAGGTCAGCGAGACACCGCCCCAGCCAGGGAAGCAGACCGGGCAGTCCACCAGCAGGGGGAGGTTGGTGTTGCTGGCTTGCCCGGTCTTCGGGTCGGACAGCACGCCTTGCAAGGCCGGCTGCACCTCGCAGGTCATGGCGCTGGCGTTGAACGACTGGATGATGCCGGGAAGGGCAGTCCACATCTCCGCTTGGTTGCCGCGAACCGCCATGTCGATCGAGGTGGAGAGGTCGCCAAGGCGCTGCCTGGGGTCCATCAGAACTGGCCCTTTTGCACGAGGCTACTCTTACCCGCCTCAACCCTATCAACAGTCAGGCAGATGATGTCCGAATACCAAGCCTGGGCGCGCGTATCGCCGCTGTGTTCAATGACGTAGATTCGATAAAGGCCATCGGCATCCACAGACGGAATTTTCCCAAGGTTTTTTAGGTAATTAATATCAGGTGCGGGTTGCGCTCGCTGAATTGAGGCGTTGTCAATTTGCAGAAGGGCACCAACGCTGAGCAGAGGATTCAACAGGCATCGAACCTTCACGCCTTCCTGCGTCTGCTCCGGCCAGCCGATCATGCCGGTCGCGGCGTTCAGCACGACCGCAGCACCATCCTTGTAGCCCTGGAGGGGAACCCAACTGATGCCGCCTCGGTCGTAGAAATACCCGTAGCCCGCCGTCGCCGCAGCCTTGCGCAGGGCCGTGCGCGCCATGCCGTAGAGCACCCGGCCGCGCGGGAGCCTTACCGTGGGATTGTAGTTGTTGAAGTGGATCGACTGGCCCATAGCTGCACCGGCAGCATTCGCCACATCTTGCTCGGTTGCCCCGGCCGCCAGCGTGGTATTGACCACGGCCTGATTGGCTTCGTAGCCCTCGGCGGCCAGCACATCAAGATAGCTGTCTACCGCGCTTTCCCGGCCCAGGCGTGCCTGGATCATCTGGCCGTCAAAGATCAGCCCGAAGTTCCCGCCCTGATACCCGGCCTGCAAGACGACGCGGGTGTATTCGTTGGCCTTGATCTTTTCCGCCGTGCTGCGCGCCACGTTGTAGATGCGGATGTTGGTATATTGTGGGGTGCGCAAGTCCGCTTGGCGCACCGAGAACGAGAACTGCAAGTCCGACATATCGATGCCGGTTTCATCGTCGCCGATCAGCAGGGTTGCCCGGCGCAGGTATTGCGTAGTCACGGCGTCACCAGCACCAGATGCGTGTCGGTCCCGAGATTGCTGAACGTTGGCGCCGCGTCGCCGCCGGCGGTATCGGTGACGTAAAGCGCGGCACCACCCGCAATCCCGAGATAGGCGTATTGCTCCAGCAGGTTGGCGCCGGTCAGCAGCGGAATGCCCGACACGATGGCCACGCCCGATGCATCGGCGATGTCCAGCACCCAGCCGCCTTCGTCATGGTCGCGGTATTGCAGGGTCAACTGATAGGTCGCGCCGTTGAGCGCGATCGAGAACGTCTCGGCCTGCCCGGTCAGCGGGATTTCATAGGCTGCCATGGTCGCCTCAATCGCTCGGCGTCGCGCCGGAATAGCTGGTGACCCGCTTGGAGCCAGTGTTGGCCACGCCCGATGCCGACTGCGGCGACTGGCGCACGGCGTTCTTGGGCATCGCGGTTTCGAGCGTCTCGACCAGGATCACTTCCTGCAACTGGACCGTGATCATCAGCACGTTCTCGGTAGCGGCATCGGTTTCGACAGCCAGCGAGCGGATCAGCATGTTCTGGTACAGCCGCTTGCCGGTCTGCACCTCCAGCAACTCGGCTGAGGCTTGCAGGTCCAGCAGCGAGGCATAGGCATCGGAAAGCGAGAGCCCGGCGCCCTTTGTCCCGGCCTGCACCGTCAACTGCGCCGGGTTCTTGAAGGCGTGATCGGTAATCGCCGCGCCGCGCTCTACCGGGTGCGTGGTGATCGTCAGATCGTCTTTGTGGGTCTCCTTGACCGTGACGTCAGCGATGAAGCCGCCGATTGCGCGGATGACAGCCTGGGCCATGTCAGTAGGCGAACACGCCGGCCGACGATACCAGGCGCTGGTTAGCCGCTTCCTGCTGCGACATCACGCCCTGCGTCACGTCCCGGCTGTTGCCGCCGTGGGCATGGAACTGGTTGTGCTGGTTGATCGTCACGCCGCCATGCGCGCGTCCGCCTCTGTAGCCCTCAACTGCCGCCATTGCCGATGCGATCCGGGACAGGTCGGTTGCCATCAGTGGAGTATTTGGGTTGATCCCGACCATTTGTGATACGCGGCCGATGTAAGCCCTTGTGTTGTTTTCGCTGGAGGGGGCCCAATGCGAAACGATTTCACCGATGGTATCCCAACCCCTGCGCATGTACTTTCTGAGCAACGCCAACTGAGCATTCATGCCGGCATCAGGCGTAGAAAATATCGCGAACCGTCCGTCGTGGCCCATGTACCCCGGCAGGCTTGCAACCCATTCAATCAGCCTGCCCTTATTTACGGCCTGAATGTTGCCCGGGTTATTGTTCCGGTCAGCACGCGTTCCGCCCCGGCCTGGTCCACCTCCGGCAGAACCAGTCGGAGATGAAACCGGCGCAGCCACGCCGCCCCCTTGCGGCGCGGACTGCCCTGGCTCGTATTGAATCGAACCCAGACCCAATACTCCGCGCCCCGCGCTGTCGAGTGCGAATGCCGTCTGCATGTATCCGCTAACAGCCTCTTTGTAGGCTGAGGCGAAATCGCCCTTTAGCAGATAGGTCACCATGCGGACCATGGCGCTTAGCGACTTCAAAGTGTGACTGATTGCATCGCCCATTTTCTGAGCAAAATTGGAGATGTAGCTTTCCGTTGCCAGAATGCCCAAGGCACGAAGCAATTCCAAAACATCATGAGTAAGCTGCTGGAGTTGCCCGCCAATACCTGTCAATTTTTTGCCAGAATAGATTTCATTCACCCAGCGGGAAAAGCGCTCAAGCAGCGGCACCAGAATTTCCAGCGCTTTGTATTCGGCGACATCGAACGCGAGACCCATTTCCTCCTTGAGTTCGCGCACCCGCGTCATGGCGTCGTTCGATTTGCCAGCCAGGCTGTCGAGGTCGATGCCCAGGCGCTGCGCCATCTGGCGATACTGGTCCTCAAACACGCCGGTGTCGCGCGTCATGGCCTGCAACTGGAGCGGATCGATCCTGATTTCTTGGGCGTATTGCTTTGCCAGCCAGTAGGGCATTTTCTGAAATGTTTTGGATAGGTCTTGCGCGACCTTCTCCGCATCATTCAGATGCTGCGGGCTTACGCCCAAGCTTTGGGTGAGCCAGCCCGGCGCGCTTGGGTTAGATCGAATGAACTCGGCAATGTTCTCCAGCGCAGCGCTGGCACCCTTGGCCGAGCCGCCAAGCTGCGACATCGCATAGCCATAGGCCTTGATATCGGCCGCAGACGACCCGAGCCGCTGCGTCTGCCAGTAAAGCTGGTCCAGATCGGGCAGGATGCGGGCCATCGCCTCGGCCACCTGCTTGGCGAGGTCGTAGATTGCCTCGCCCATCGCCACGGCCTTGGCGGTGGCGGCGTCCAGCCCCTTGTCGAACTTGTCCTGGCCCTCGACCTTGAAGCCGAGCGAGACCAGAAAGGACTTGATCACGCCATCGTCGACCATGGGGTTCTCGCAACAAAAAAGGCCGCCCGGTGAGGGGCAGCCTGTGCATGCCCGGCGGCGCGGGCGAATTTCGAGGAATGGTCAGGAACCTACGCTGCTACTCACGCGAGGGCAATAGGAAAGGGCGGCCCCGAAGGACCGCCCCACCTGATCTATTGGCCTGTCAGCGGATAAGCCGCAGCGACCCCTGGCCGGAACGCCCGGCGATATAATGGTCGATTTCGGTCTTGCCGCCATCAGCCAGCCAGCGGCGCGCCGTCGTTTCGTCGAACAGGCGCACCCGGCCCGAACCATGTTCAGACCGCCGGATCGGCACGGCGCGATCTTCGTGGTAGCGGCCAAGGCGACGCGAAATGAACTGCGTCGCGCCGCGCGGGCGCCGGCCCTTGGTGTAGCCGGCCATTTCCGCCACTTGCAGCGCGCAGACGCCCTGGACGATGCCATAGCGCCCGGCCAGCACTTCGCGCTCGACCAGCGCGGGCACCAGTTCGGCAAGCTGCTTGGTCATGATGCTCTTCACCATGCCGCCGATCGCATTCATCACGGAACGATCAAGGCTAGTGACCACGCCTTCCATATCGCCGCGCACCGCCACGCCCTTCGTCCAGTAGTCATGCAGGACGATGGCGGATTCGGCTTGGTAGAGTTCGATCTTCGCCCGCTTCACCGCATTTTTGATATGCGCGGGATTGATCGTGGCCAGCCACAGCGGCAGCTTGGCCACCGGCATGGTCAGCATGTCGCGGACCTTGCCATCAGCGCCAACCGTTTCGATTTCGAAACAGTTGAACTTTTCCGCGCAGGCCATCAGCTTTGTGTACTGACTGCCCCAACTCATCTCAAGATTTTCGACAATGCGCCTCATGGCGACACGTGGTTCACCACCATGCTGGCAGGTCAGAATCTGGTCGCCGTGAAAATCAATGGCGACAACGCTGCTTTTCGGAGTATCGGAGGTAGGAGGCATGAGACGATGCCTTTCTTGGTGTGCGCCAGACTTCGGCCTGACGCGTGCCGAGGATGCGGCGGGCGGGATCGGGCGCCCTCGACAAGCAACACCGATCCCGTCCGTCCACGACGCTTGGGAGCGCCGCTTTCCCCTTCCCAGGGGGGAAACATGAGGGCCGAAGCCCTGTGTCCAATTCTTCCCGGATTACACCGTCGTAACGCAAACCGATTTCGAAGGTCAGACTGCGAATCGCAAAGTGGCTCAACTTTCGCTCATGCTCGCCGGAGCAGGTCGAACGGCGCCGTTTCCGGCACGCGATAGCGCCCAACAGCCCGGCCAAGGATTTTCCGGCCAGGGCGGCTGCATTCGCTGGCACAGACCAGCCTGGGCGACGCGCCGTAATCCAGCACATACATGAGCGCGCCGGCTTCCGGGATCCGATTGCTGGTATCCACCATGGCGGCGAGGCCCGGCGCGACGACTGCGGCGCGGTGGTCGTCATCGGGAATGCTGGAGAATTCCGGCATCATCTTGACCTGTTGAGCCAGGTTGGATGCGCCGCTGCCGCCAGGTGCGCCGTGTGCGGACGCCGCTGCCAGAACAGCAGCGCTTGCCACCAGAAACGAGCGGCGGTCCATCATGCGTCTCCCAGCAGGCGAGTGATGTCGGCCAGAAGCTGGTCGAAATCCTTCGGCTCGATCACGCTGCAATCGGAGATGTCGCGCATGCGCTCCATCTTCCACCGCAGAGCGCGCATGTCCGGGGTGCGGGTGTCGAGCATAGCCTTTTCGGCGTCGATGAAACGCCCGACCACGGCGTCGCCGTCTTCACGGTCCATGGCGCGCTTGGCGCTGTTGTATTCGGCCACCGCCGCATCCCATGCCGCGCGATTGGTTGCGGGCTGGGCCAGGGTGGCAACGGGAATGGCGGTGGCGCCGACGGCGACGATGGTTCCGAGGCCCGCAGCAAGAAACGAACGGCGGTCGGAAGGAAGGCGAGCGGAATGCTTGGCGGAATCGAACATGCGATCCTCCTGAATGTGGGTGGCGCGCGACGGCGCCTTCCGTGTTGGCGCTTAGTGCGTGGTGCCGATCAGTGTGTGCAGCTTGGACAGGCCTTTGCCGGTCACCAGCGCCGTGACGCTGCGCTGCAACCCCTTGTCGGGATGCTCCCACTGCCCGATCTTCACGTCGAGCAGTCCTTGATTGATTTTGTCCTGGTAGGGCTCGCCGAACCGCGTCAGCCAACCAAGCTCTTTCAGCTTCGACGACAGCCGGTTGCGCCCGGTCCCGAGAATTTTTGCCGCTTGACCAAGGCCGATAGCGTCGGGCGCGACCGCGACCTGTTCGGCAAATGCCACCTTGGGCTGTGCCTCAGCGATAATCGCCTTCTGACGCTCGACCGTCGCCTGCAAGACCTGCAAGGCCCTCAGCGCCAGTTCCTCCGGCGTCTCATCCTGCGTTGCGACAATATAGCCGCCAGTCTTGCGGATCGCCGGGATCACCTCGGACGTGATCCACTTCTTGAACCGCTTGGCTTCCGGCTTGCGACTGGTCAGCACGAGGGACCAGAGGCCGGACTCGTTGATGACGGTCATTTCCTGAGGACCTCCGAGGGTGTCCACAGTAAGGACGCCCTTTTCGTCGTCATCCAGGCGGCTCGCGACCTGCCGCGGATTTGCCAGCGAGAGGACGGCGCAGGCATCGGCGTGGATGAACCACGGATCGCCGCCACGTTCGATCACGCGAACGGCTTGGCCCTCGAACGAAAATGGTATAAGGGATGAGCTATCCATACATCACCTCTTGGTGGGTTGGGGTTTCGAAAGGCGTCTGAGCTGGTTTCCTAGGCCGGTGCTCAGGCGCCTTTTTCGTTGGCTTCGCGGTCAATGTCGCGCTGGAGCCGAGCGACGATTTCGGCATTCATGGATCGGTAGTTGGACTGGGCAAGCTCTTGCAGCTTGGGCTTGAGGCCCTGCGGCAACCTGATCAATGCCCGGTCCAACTCTCTGCTGGGCGCGGTCAAATTGGCCTCCTTTCGATGTTGTCCATGTGACACATATGGACAACATCGAAAGGGTGGTCAAATGTTTTTGTCCAGTGGGCATTATTTTTTTGTCCAGTGGGCATGTTATACACCTGCTATGACAAATCTTCCGCCGAGCCGTACCGCCGACCGAATCATGATCCGCTTGCCAGATGGGATGCGCGATCAGTTGTCAGAACTGGCAAAACTCCATGGGCGCTCCGTGAATGCCGAGGTCGTTGCCCGCCTGGAGGAGTCCCTCAACCGCTCCGGACCTGCCGACTTGGCCGCGCAATTGGAGGATGTGCAGCAGAAGCTAGGAAGTCTTCGCGGCAACTTCATCGCGGTGCTCGAAGCTCTCCGCGATGAAAAAATCGACGAGTTCGTTAACATCCTCAACAATATGGATGATTAATTGGTGTGGACTCTAGCACGGCGACGGGTAAGCCTGCCGCCCTGGCAAGGGGGCGGCAATGGTCAAAAAGGTTCTGCTTTTCGTCGGCTTTGTGGTCGCAGTGATGGCTGTGAACGCGGCGCGCCACGAAAGCCCTAATGCCGAGACCGTGGATATTGACCCATCGTCTTCGGCTATCAGCAGCCCAGAACCAGACGTGGTTACTCCCAATGACCAAGCTAAACTAATTGAAATTGTCTCTAAATACAGGAAAAGTTTCCTGAATGCAGAGACCAGTTTGGCTCGAAGTAACGCTCGGTCTGAAGGGTTGAATGAACTTTGCAGCTTTATGGGGAGCTTGAAGTTTGCAAAAAACTGGCAAGGGCATATTTTAGACGTCAGGTCGGATTATTCTGTTCTTATAGACCTGGATCCGTTGAAGAAGTCCAATCATAAGGTTGTAGCCATTCTGGGGATGGAACCGACAGACGACGCGAAAAGCAAAGCATTGCTCATGAAATCAGGGCAAAACATTGAATTTTCAGGAACGGTGCTGCAATTCCCTTATAACCCAGATTGCAATTCCCTTTTTCAATGGGATGATGGCCGCGATATTTATACCATTACCATTGATGATTTTCGCAATCGCTCACTCTCCAGTGTCCCAATCCATATTCAACTCGATACCGCCACGTTTCGCGATTCCTACTGACCCCGCCTCACCGAAGCCTCAAACCTGCGCTGGTTCTCCTGCCTGACCGCGATCGCGTCGTTCATTCGCGCGATGTCGGCAAGGCCTAGCGCCGGGTCGAGCAGCTTGTCATAGGTGATCAAGCCCTCAAGCACCGGCTGCATCAGCCAGTCCATGCCTTCTTCGGGGCTGCGCGCTCGCTCGAAGGCTACCCCTGTGCTGCTGGAGAACTCAAGCTGCGGCCGGGAAAAAAATCGGCCATGTTCTCCCGGATCGTCTCGAACGTGAGCCGGATCATGCCGGGCATCTGGATATCGTCGAACATGAGCCGGCCGCCGGCCCAGACCTTGGCCCAGGCCTCGCCGTTCTTGCGCCGGCATTCGGCCAGGCACTTGCCGATCACGTATTCGGCATCGGCATCGGACAGTTCGTTCAGCGCCGACATGATGCTGGCCATGATCGCGCCGCCGGCTTCCCCGTCGCCGATTTCCGCCACGCCCTTCTGAAACGCCGCCATCGCCGGGGCAATCCGCCGGGTGATGTGGAACTGCGTCATCGGGTCGAGACTGGCAAGGCGATAGGTCGCGCCTTCGAATTCGATTTCAGCCATGGTCAGGCCGCTCCCGCGCCGAGAACGCTGTCGATACGGCCCGCCGTGAAGGTCCATTCGAGCGCCGGGCCTTCCTTGTCATAGACGGTGTCCGGGAACTTGGTGAAGGCCACCGCAATCGCATCATGGCTGTCGCCGAGATTGGTGTCGCGGATCACGATGGTGTTGTTCCCCCAGGCCGACGAATCCGCACGATCGGCATCGTACATGCTCTGGAGCAAGGCATTGGTGCCCGACGTCTTGAGCAGGCGCACCGTGATCGTGCCGGAATTGTCAGCGTGGAGGCTGTTCATCGGCGTGCCGTCGGCGCCGATCGTCAGTGTGTTCTTGTCGCCACGCCGGGCGACCGTGATGCCGCCTTCGGAGTTGCCGTTGGAGAGCGAGAACGAGCCGTTGGGGCCATAGATCGCCGCCGAGACGTCGAGAAACGAATAGGTATATGCCATCGGTCAGAACCCCGGATCAGCGGTTGATGGTGAGCAGCGCATCCACGCTGTGGACGGCGCCAGCGAGCTTGACCGCGACCTGGATCGGCGGCGTGACGCGCTTCTTGCGGTCGGCCGCGCTCTGGCTGGAGAGGCGCGGGATGTAGATGTAGAAGCCCTTCGGCAGCACATCGCCTTCCTTGAGCGAGCCGAAGCCGGCCGCCTGCCAGGTCAGGCCCTCACCGATCAGGCCATTGGTGACGCCAACACCCAGTGATGCGGCCATGACGGTCTGCAACTCGGTGAGGCCTCGATCGGTCTGCGCAACCTTCGGGCTGGCGGCCAGCTTGTTGAACTGGTCGGTCTGGACGCGGTTCACCAGCCAATCGAGCCCGTAAATTTCGTCGAGGTATGCATCGCCGAAGCAGGTGCCGTTGACCGTGATGCTCGCCTCGTTGTCGAAGGTGGCGAAATAGTTGTAGCGCTTGTTGTCCAGCGCGTTGGCCTGGCTCGACCGCAGCGATTCCGCCGCGATGCCGATGATCGTCTTCCATGCCACGGTCGGCATCGTGTTGGAGCCGCTGAAATCGGTCGTCAGCAGCGAGCCGAAGATGCCGGCCACGGCATAGGGCGAGGTCGTCAAGTAGATCCCGAACGTGCGCTGATAGCCGGCCTGCTTGAGCAGCGAGCCGATATCGGCCGAACTGTTGCCGTCGATCGCCGTCGTCGCCGAAACCGTGATGCCATAGGCGTGGATGCCGGTTTCGATGTAGGCGGCGATGGCCTGGTGGTCGCTGTCGTTCGGCATGGTCGAGGCCGCGAACATCAGGCCCCACCAATAGGTCGGCAGGTCATCGAACAGGGTGACGGCGGCCAGGGCCGTTTCAGCCGCGATCCCGGCCACGACATAGCCGCCGCTGGTGGAGAGGCCGCCGAGCAGTCCGGCCAGGCTGGTGCCGCTGTTCGGCGCGGTCAGGAACGCAACGGCCGACGACGTGCCGGTGGTCGCCGACTTGAACACGAACCGGGTGCCATCCCAAGTGCAGGTCGCGCCCACCGATGCGCTGGTGAGTGCCGCACTGATGATGGTCGCCACGTTGGAAAGGCTGGTGGCCGCCGAGAGGTTGATGCCGCTGACGTTGACCGGCGAGCTGGCGCCATCGACGGCGATCTTGAATCCGCCGCTGGTCACTGCCGTGAAATTGGACAGGGCCTGCTGGGCCGAAGTCAGGATCGCGCCCTTGAGCAGCCCGGCCGTAGCGGTGCGCGCCCAGCGCCCGATGAACAGGCTGGCGGGCGCCGGCTTCTGGCTGAAGAAGATCAGAGCCGCCGCATATTCCGGTGCCGAGGTGCCGAAGTCCGCTGCGACGTCGGCCGCGCCTTCATAGGTGCGCATCCGTTCCGTCACGTCGATGACGTCGCTATCGCCCAGGATCAGCAGGGTGTTGATGTTCGCATAGCTGGCGGCCGCAGCCGTCAGGGACCACGACGCCTTGATCAGGCGCGAGGTCGGCAAGCCAGTGGTCATGGGGGACTCTCCGGTCAGTCGTCGGTGGTGACGGAAATGGTTCGGGCCAGGCCCGCATCTGTGGTGGCGTCGCCGTCGACACCCTCGATGCTCAGGATCGGGTAGACATCGACGATGGCGCGGCGGAAAACGAAGGTGACGTCGATCCGGTTGGACCAGCGGTTGTTGATCAGGACCGGTGCCTTGACAGGCTTTTCGGCATACATCAGGGCGATGCCGGCAGACGCCAGCACCTCGCGGTTCTGCTCGATCTGGATGCCGTTGCGGGCCATGCGCGCCGCCTGCTGGGCCTTGTCGCCGTAGAAGCTGGCCATGACATCGAGACGCTCATGCTGCACCAGCTTGTAATCGCCCTCGGCGCGCATGCCCTGCTGGGCGAAATCGTCGTCATCGATCGCCATGACGCCGACGCTGGCCCAGGTTCCATCGAACTGCGGTGCCGTGGCGGGCTCGGGATTGAACCGGCGGACGACGCGGCGCGGATCCAGCCCGGTGATGCCGGCAATCGTGACACGGAACAGGTCATCAAGCGCTTCGTCATTGACCGGCAGGGGGCTGGTCGGCAGCAGGAAGCCGCTTTCGCTGCTATCCCGGCTCATTGCGCCACCTGGCCGCGACTGACCTTGCGAGCCAGCGCCGCGATGAAGCCGGCTCCATAGGTCGTCCAATCCTGCACCAGGAACACCTCGTAGACGTCGCCCAAGAACACCACGATGTCGGACTTGAACTGCACCAGGTCGGTCGGGATCACGGCGTTGCCGTAGAGGTCGGTCTGCACCGGGCCGAACGGCAGCGGCGGCGTCGCGCTGGTCGACGCGCCCTCGGCATAGAGCCGGAAATCGGTGTAGATCGTGATCAGGTTCTCGACGCTGGTCAGGTCGGCCTGGCGCAGCATTTCAGGGTTCGCACCGGACTGGATCGATCCCAGCGGGGCCGGGTTGATCAGGGCCGGCGCCGCGGTTTCGACGCCATTGCCGCCATAGGTGATCTGTCGGCGCCAGATGGTCATGGGCTGAAAGAAGTCGGGATCGCCGATCAGATCATCCATGTCCAACATCAGCGCTTGCCCTTCTTCGTGCCGGCCGGGCGAACGACGGAGTCGATGTTGCGGCGGTATTGCCCTTTATCGAGCAACGGCGTTGTGCCTTCGCGGCCCCGGCGTTGGCGTTCCTTGATGGTGCGCTCAGCCAGCGGTGGATCGATGCCATCGGTGATCAAGTTTTTGACAGACGATGCGACCGTGTGACCGACCTTTTTGTGGGCGTCACGGATCAGAGAGACGTTGCCATCCAGCACCTTCGGAGCAACTTCTCGGTATATCTTTTCCACTTCAGGCAGTGCCTTCTGCGTGCCCGGCACCAGATGGGGGCGGGCCGGGATGTTGGCCTCGGGCGATCCGAATTCTTGGAGATAGCCGATCTCGGCGTTGTTCAGCGCTGGGCGGGGTTCATCCGGCTCGGGATCGCGAAAGGCCTTTTCCGAAGGGATGCCCACCAGCACGCGGTCTTTGACAAGCGCCTTGAGTGCAGCTTTGACGGCGGCGGTCCGGTCCTTTGTGACGGTCGTTCCATTGCTCACAGTTGCCGCCCGCCCGATCCGACCATCAGCGCCAGTTGCCAGAACTGCACGCCATAGGTGGTGGAATTCCAGTCGCCGGAACCTTCCAGCGTCACCGCCGAGACGTCCTGGCTCTTGGACAGCTTGTCGATCGACTTGGCCGTGGTCGGGCCGTCAATGGCGCCGACGGCACCGCCCTTGGCTGCGGCGATGGCATTCTTGCGCTGCACCGCCATGTTGTGGGCGATGAACAGCATGGAACCGTGGTCGAGCAGCTCGCACCACCGATCGGCGCGCAGGCGCAGTGCGGCAATGCCCTGCCAGAACGTGAAGCTGGCCTCGGGGTATTGGGTCTGGTCCGAAAACTCGGGGAAGGCGGCAATGAAATCCGAATAGGCGAATGCCATGCAGCCCTCCCCAGGCAAAAGAAAAGGCGCCAGAAAGCGCCTCGTTCAACCAGCGATCAGGACGGGATCAGTCGACGCCGTCGCGATAGCCCAGCGTCTCGGGATAGACGGTCTCCACGCGGCCCAGGCGGCCATAGTAGGGCACGTCGATCCAGATGCCGCGATATTGCGGCTGCATTGACTGGAGCGGCACCATTGCAAAGCGCACATAGGGTTCATAGCGGCTGTAGGCCACCATGCGGCCATAGGTCGCCGCCGCACCGCCCGGCCCGTTGAGATTGGCCTTGTCGAGCCACTTCACCGGGTAGATTTCCAGGTCGATGTTCTTCTGGGCCGTGAAGACGTTGTTCTGCTTCACGTATTCCAGAATGCTGATGTTGCCGGCTTCCGAGACCTTGGTGGTCGCGATGTAGCCGAACGCGCTGGGCGAGAGCAGCACGTTCTTCGGCGGGGCCTTGTAACCCGACGCCGCCCAGACCGAGGTCAGCAGTTCGTTGAAGTCGGCGGTGATTTCGTCCGGCGACTTCGTGATGAACGGCAGGCCCGATGCGGCGCCGGCGGCAACGTTGCCGGTGTTGGTCACGAGCGAAGCATTGATCAGGCCGGTGGCGCTGATGGAGGGATCACCGATATAGACCATCTGGTCGGTGTCCATCTGGTGCTTGAGGTTGAGCCCGGCCAGCATCTGGGAATCGATCGGGCGGCCAAGCTGCTGGGCGCTCAGCAGTTCGGTGATCGTGTAGCTGACCGTCTCGGTCCAGAGCGTCAGCGGGTTCACGATCTTGGCGATATCGACGTTGATCCGCGAGATCGTGGTCGTTTCGCGCCCGGCCCAACTGATGCCGCTGGACGAGGGGCCGCCGGTCGAGGCGAAGGTGGACGTGGTGTAGGACGAGTTTTCGTCGCCCATGGTCACGTCGGTGCGCAGGTCGATGTCGCGGCTCCAGGTCGTATCGACCAGGGGCTCGTGGATCATCGGATCCAGGCGTTCGAGTTCGCCCACCAGGAACGCGCCGGCGCTGTCGATGGTGGCCTGGTCGAAGGTCTGGAACGCATCGCGCAGGTAGCGCGTAGCCTTGCGGTTGTCGCCCCATGCCAGCGCGGTGGCAATGGCGGGTGCGGCCGCCGACGCGGCGAGCGCGATCGACGGCACGATGATGGCGGGACCGCTCTCCCGCATACGGAGGGTATTCATGTCTGTGGTCTCCCAAGGAGAACGGCCCGGCCAATCACGACCGCAGGCCAGAGGGTTGATCAGTACGGAATGCCGATCGAGAGCTCGACATTGCCCGCCGCGTCAGCCGGGCCGGTGAAGGCGAGCAGGCTGGGCGCGACCAGACCGGTCGACGTGGTGTTGTCCTCGACGCCGCCGATAGCGAGGCCGCCGTTGACGGTGGTGCGGACATAGGCCTGCGCGCCCTTGGCGGCGGTGCCGTTGGCAAGGGTCGCCCCGAGGAAGCCGACCTTCATGACATCAATGATGCCGGATGCCGGGGGCGTGCCGCCGCCGTAACCCGAGGTGGCGCCAGTGGCGTCCTGGGTGGGATAGGGCCGCACGGTGAAGCCATAGATCACGCCCGCGGCATCACCGCTGGCGAGCGTGCGGACCTTGCCATTGACCAGCTTGACGGGCTGGCCATAGGCGGTGGGCGGATTGGCGCTGTCGATGACCTCCTGCGAGATCACCTGGCCAGGGAAAGAACGGCTGACGGCGCCGGGAATGGCAACGTTCATCCGCGTGGTAATCGCCGTCATGTCGGCTTCCTTTCGCTTGGGTGGGTTGGTGGGGTAATCAGCGCTTGGCCTGGCGGCGAGCGGCGATCTGTTCCTGCAGCTTGGCGGCCGTCATCGGGCCCTGCGGGATGGCGGTGACGGCGCGCGGGCGCGTGTTGTGCACCTTGGCCACGGCGGCGGCGGCATCGAACAGCACACGCAGATGCGCCGGCTTCGACTTCGCCAGGTCCACACCGGCCAGGATCGGCTCAACGGCGGCGCGGCGGGCGCTGTCGTTGAACGCGCGGGCGAGGACGTCGCGGCGCATGTCGGTCAAGGCGCGGCGCTTGGGTGCGGCATCCATGGTGCCGGGCTTGAAGCCGGGGAAGATGATTTCGGCCTTGGCCTGGGCGTCCATGACTTCGGAGCGCTCGGCCTCGGTTTCTTCCTCGGCATCCTCGTCGGTGGTTTCGACGACGCAGGCGGCGGGCTCGGCCTTGGCGGCGGCCATCTCGTCGAGGCGCGCCATGATGCCGCCGACGCTGTCTTCCAGCGCCTTGAAGCGGGCTTCGTTGGGATCGGCTTCGTCGGTGGTCACGGCAGCCGGCGCCGGTTCTTCGCGGGTGCCGTTGTGGATGTGGACGTGAACACCGCCCTCATCGCCATCGGGTTCGCCGGTGCCGAGAACCTCGGAAGCGTCGGCGAGCGCGCTTTCCAGGGCCGTTTCGTCATTGTCCCGGAAGGCCGCGCGGACGCGGTCCATCAGGGACATCTTGCGCTTCGCCATGTCAGTCTCCTTGTCAGTGATGGCGCAGGTGGAGCCAGCGCGACCGCGGTCGACGATGGCGGTATGGTTGCCGATAATGCGCGCCTGGCGCCCGAGGCCGGGCTTCACCTCTTCGACCTCGGCATCGTAGCCGAGGCTGATTTCGCGCTTCTTCTTCGCCAGGATCTTGGCGATCATCGGGGCATCGGTGATCAGCAGGTCAGCGACGAGGTATTCGGAATCGACGCCTTCGCCGCGACGCGGGTTCAGCGTGACGCCGACCTGGTATTTCTTGGCATCGTCCTTGCCGACCAGGGCGGGAGGATGGTCATCGGTGACCGGCTTGCCGTTGAAGCTGGCCAGTGCCTCGGGATCGAACAGCACGTCGGCGTCGCGGGTGACGACGATCATCTGGCCATTCGGCGCCGGGCGAACCTCGGGCACTTCGGACGGCAGGTACAGCATGGCCCCGGTCCGCGCGATGCGGACGCCGCTGCACAGCAGATAGCCTTCGGGCGTCAGTGCCTGGGTACGGCCAAGCTGTTCGGGCGCATAGGTCGCCTGCGGGCTGCGGTCGATGACCATAGCCCTGTCACGATGCACCGTCATGGTCAGGCGCTGGCAACGCCGAGCTGGGCCGACTTGATGACGGTCGCGCTGAGGCAGTAGAACGTGCAGCGCTTGGCGTTGGCGAGCGCCACCGATGCGCCGGCCGAGCCGCCATCGATCGCCACGGTTCCGGCAGCAGGGAAAACGCTGATCGGGTTCGCGCCGTCGTTGAACACCGTCACCGACTGGCCCGGCTGCATCGCGGGGAGCGCAACGGCGTTCCCGGAAGCCGCCGACGTCGACACCACGTTGATCTTCGCGGTCAGCTTCGTTGCGCCGGCAAGGGTTTGCGTCGCGCTGGCAGTGATGCCGGTCGCGATCAACGAGGTCGCGCCAGACACCGTCGAATGGGTCAGGCCCTGCGAGACATCCGAACCGCTCAGCAGCAGCTTGGCGACATCGAGCGTGGCGATGAACTTTTTGCCCTTACGGACATAGGCGGGAAGCGGCATTGTGATATGTTCCTTCTCTATGAGGCATGCACCGGAAGACATCGTCGATCAGTTGCGAGCGATTGCCGAACTGGACGGTGTCGAGCTTCCCGACCTGGCGGCCGAGGATCTCGTCGAGTTCGATGCCGCCGATTACATCGAATATCTCTGGGGCTATCTGACCCGCATCCGAGATGGGGACGGCGACCCGGTCGAACTGGCGCGCGAGGCGCTGGATCACTCGAAATGGATTCTGGCCCGTTAGGCCGCCTTGGCGCCCTTGCCGGCGAACACGCGCGGCTTCGGTTCGCCACCACCGTTTTCGAGCAAGCGAATATCGTCCTCGATCTTTTCGGCTTCGGCGTTGTCAGCATCGGCCAGCGCCTGCTTTTCTTCGGCATGGGCCAGCAGCTTTTCCGATTCCGCAATGTGGGCCTGCGCACTGGCGCGCTTGGCCTGAGCCGCTTCGGCCAGGATTTTGATCGACGACATGAACGGTCCTTTCTGTGGCGCTCAGATGGCGCCGACGTGCTTGAGGGTCGCGGCGACACCGGGGTGCAGCGGCGATGGTGCGTCTTTCGGGTGAGCCCAGACGGCCTGGGTATGCTCAGGGTTCAGCACCGGCTCGAAAGGCTGGCGCAGGTCTGCGCGATAGGTCGCAAAGCCTGATCGGCTGTCGATCAGTCGCAGCGGCCAATTCGCATTGCACCCGGCTTCTTCCATCGCCTCGCGCCGGGCAGCCGTTGCTGGCGATTCCCCATCCTCAATCTTCCCGCCGGGCCAGCACCATGTTTCCGGGTGGCTTGCGGTGTCGGCGCTGCGGCGCAGGAACAGCATGCGGCCATCGGGGGCGACGCACATGACGCCGGCGGCCCGTACGATATCCGCGCCGCTGTCGCGCAGTTGGACGTGGATGTGCCGAATTACTTTAGCCATACGACGCTCGAACAATGACCGGATCGCCAGCAGATTTTGGTGCGGTGATACCGGTTATTTTCAACTTTGCGTCACGCGGTAGCAAAACCTCTTTCTCCGCCGGATTTCTTGAAATTGTAGACATATCAAGGCCTTTGGCGCTTGGGCCGGTTTCAATCCGCAGCATCACACCACCGATGGCCCGCATTCCAGCAATTGACCGATTGGTTGACGTAGACGCGTAAGCCGGATCGGAAATTTCGGCGCCGACATTGACGTGGCTGCCAAACAACTTCTTCGCAGCCTCTCGCGTCATGCCGCGATAGAGAATCTTCCCTTGCGGAATGGTCGATTTCTCTATTGCCGCATCAATGTGCTGAATTGATGGATCGCTTGTATTGCCTTTGCGGAGTTCGTTGTTGATCCGCAGGAATTCGTCGCCTGAATACCGGTCCAATTCCATTTTTTCTCGCGCTGTCAGCTTGGCCGTTTTCTTTCCGCCGGAACCAAACTTTCCGTCTTCTGCGCGCGGGTGATCGCTCTCCACCCATCCGTCATGGATGTGGATGTGCACCGTAGCCATTTCAAAACCTCAGAATACGGGCTCAGGAAAACACCGGCAGTTCCAGATTGCCCCCGGCAGTGCGTGGTGCCCAGGATCGCATTCCGGCGGTTCGTCCCAGCGGAACGTCTTGCCATCCAGGGCCTTGTGGCCTGGCCGCACATCGCTGTCGCGCGACGTCCGCCAGATGAAGTGGGTCGAGCCGATGTCTTCGGCGCGCGCCCGGGTAAATTCTGTCGACGTCCGCGACACCTCGGTTCGCGCGATCAGGTCGGCTCGGCTCTTGCTGACCTGGCCCGACCGCATGATCTCAGCCGAGATTTCCTTGGCCCGCGTGCCCTGTGTGAGACCCTCGAGCGTCAGCTTATGCACGCGCTCGGCGGCATCGCGCGGCAGGCTGGTGATCAGCTGCACCTGGTCGGCCAGGCGCTGCCGTGTCAGGGCGCCGACGTCGGTGCTGTTCAGCTGCGCTTGCATCAGGCGCGACATGTCCGCCGAATGCTCGCGCCAGGCCCGCCGATTGCGGGCATCGATCTCCTCGACCATCCGGCGACCAACCACGCGGGCCCAGGGCTCAATGATCTGGGCGTAGCGTTCCAGCGCGGTACCGATCCGGTCCGCAACCGCCGGATCCTCTGGCACCCAGATCGTGTTGATCAGTTCACCGATATGGCTGGCGATCTTACGCAGCTGGCTGGCGTATTGCCTCTCCACCTTCGCTGTCTGGACCAGGCGCGACGATGCCCGGGCCCGGTCCATCACCGGCAGGCGTGTCAGCGTCGGGATCAAGCTCGGTCGGGCGAGGTGGGGCAAGCTCGGCCTCCTTGATATCTTCGTCGGTGATGTTCGAGAACACCCCGGTCTGGTCTGCGCTCTGCTTGAGTTCGCGCATGGCCGATGGCGCACTGATCAGGCCCAGTTCCGATGCGGCGCCAACAGCATCGACAATGGTCTTGGCCAGCGTGCCCTTTTCGGTGTCGGACATCTGCCAGAGCGGATTGAACGTGGAGCGGAAACCCTGCGGCGGTGCGTCGCCGATCACCGACCGGAACAGGATCGACATCACCTTGTTGACCGGCTCGCGCAGGTCTTTCTGCTGCTTGGCGCGGATGGCGTCGTAGTAGTTCCGGAGATCACTTTCCCCGGTGCTGTTGAGCCCGGCCGGCGACTGCCCGAACAGGCGCACCAGCGGGATTTGCGTCGCGCCCGACAGCTGCTGGCCGAACCCGAGCAACAGGTCATTGAGGCCGGAAAAGCTGTAGGTGTGCGTCTCGAAATCGTCCTCGGCGTCCAGCAGCGTCAGACCTTCACTGGACTGAAACCGGCGAATTGCCTCGACGTGCTTTTCGACTGCCGTTTCTGCTGCGCCGCCGGCGGCCAGGATGCTGCGCAAGCTCTTGATCTTGAGCGTGCGCAGATAGGCCTTGTAGATCAGCTGCGCCGAACCCTGGCTGGCACTGTCGTAGGCGACGAGCCGGTCATACATCCGCTCGACCACCGACATGCCCCAGCCTGCTTCCGCGATCCGCTGGAAGTAGGGCAGTTTCAGCCCTTCCATGCGGATGACGCGACTGTGGTGGATGTCCTCCAGTTGGTAGGCCGATGCCTGCGGCCCGACCTTGTAAATCTCCGGACGGCCAACGACAGTGCCATTGATCGGCATGGAATCGCTGGTGATCGGCAGCAACTCCCACCGGTTCATTGCCACGATGCCACGGAACTGCCCGCGCCCGATGGTGTTGACGTTCAACTCGGTTGAGACGTCTTGACCATCGATGTCGATTACGCCGATCGCACCGCCGTAGAGCCGCGACCACTGGATCACCTCTTGCAGCGACTGCCAGATCTGCAAGTCGTCCTCGGCGGCGCGAAGGCTTTCGATTTGGTCTGGCGGCACGCTCGAACCGAAATCGACACCCTCACGCGTCATGTCCTCGGCGACGGCATCGACCACGGCACCGACCACCCATGAGCCGCGGTACATCGCTTCCAGCGTGCGCGGCTGCCGGGTGAGCAGGTTGGACAACACGTAAGCGTTGGCATCGCTCATGTTGCCGGCGCCGACCCCGAGCCGCGCCTGCATGTTCTGGAAGCTGTCGGCCGTGGCCCGGTCCATCTGCGGCCGAGGCGCGGCCTGGCTGCGGCCACGGGCGCGGCGCTGTGATCGTCGGCTCATCCGTAGGCCTTGAGGTAGGTGTTGAGGTCGAACTCCTTGGGCGCGAAGGTCAGGCCCAGGGCGTCGGCGATATCCGGGGAGCGCAGGCCCCGCTTTTTCATGTCGGCCTTGCTCTCGACCACAATGCGGCCGGAACTATCGATGCGGTAGCGCGGGGAGGCCAATTCCCCGGCCAGATCATCCGCAACATCCTTGTCGAGTTGACCGAAACTTGGCTCCTCGGTGCGGACCCACTGCGCCACTGCCATCCAGAGATGGTCGCGCAGTTTGAAGGGCTGCCCATCGATTTCAGACCACTGGTCGCGTTCTGGCGCCGATTCCGATACCATAACACCGACCACAGGTTCGCCCATTTCGGTCAGGCGATCTACCACGCCGGCACCGACGCCGTTGGCATCGACGTAGATCTCGTCAGCCGCCCATTCCTGCCGCAGCTTCTTGGCCATGCCGGCAGTGGTCATCGTGTCCTGCTTGGCCACGATCTTGCACTTCTCGATGACGTTGCCGGCGCGCAGGATGAACACCGTCCGGTCATCACCGAACCTGGCAACATCGACGCCGAGGCGGCGATCGCTACCGGTGGCCACTGGCTCATTCCGGCTGATCGCGGCCTCGACATCGTCGATGCTGATCAGCGTGTCGTCGTCTTGCTTCGGGAACTCGCCATCGGCGCGAACCCGGACAACATTCGACCCTTCGCCGAACTTGCGGACCAGCTTTGGCCGGTACGTCGGATCGACCAGCGGGCTATCGCCGCACTTGAAGTGCAACGCGGTGAAGTCGGCCCGGTCCTGCTTGTGCGATCGGGCGAAATAGCCTGTGTTGCGGGTCGGGTTTCCGACCATGAGCAGCCGGGCGCCATGCGATGACAGCGCGCCTTCGGCCACTTCGAAAATTTTGTCGTCAACGCCCGACGCTTCTTCGACCACGAACATGATCGAGCCCTCGGCGTGAGAGACTTGCTCGACCGTCGTGCCGTCGTCGCTGATCCTCACCCCGCTGGCGTGAAAGCCTTGCAGCGCGTCCGGGTTTTCCTTGCGAGCCGTGCGGGCCACCGCGAACCATTGGTCTGGGCTGCCCTTGTCCGCGATCCGGTCCTGGTTGATCGTGAATAGGTTCGACAGCCACAGTTCCTGAGGCAGGCCCTGCGCATGGCTCATTGCGTCCGACTTGCGCGCCCATTTCCCCAATTCCGACCACAGCACGTCGCGCAGCTGGCTGGCGCTTGGCGCGGTGCATGGGATCTTCGGGAAGTCGAAGCACTCCAGCATCCACCAGATCGCAGCGGACACCGAGCCGGACTTGCCGACGCCGTGCCCAGCCCTGGCCGAAACCTTCGCGCCCTCCGGTTCGATCGCCTTGAGCAGGTCCGCCTGCTGCGTCGTCGGGTTCAGCCCGAGCCGCTGCTTGGCGTAGAGCAGAATATCCCGGCGCCAGATGCCGCGAAGCTGCTGGTAGCCCGCTAGGTCAGCCTCGGTCAGCATCAGGGCGAGCCTGGCGGGCCGCCGCTAGCAGGCCGGAGACGCCACCCTTGGTTTCGATCTCCACCGGGCCGCCGTCCTTTCCGGTCAGTTCGACCTTGTCCTTGAAGAAGCCCAGCAGCTTGGCCACGTCCCGCATGGCCGCCACTTGGTCGTGGGTCTTGACCTCCATCCCGTCGCGGCCATCCTTGACCCCGGCGTAGAGCAGCCGAGCCGGGCCCTTGATGCGGCGCGTGTCGGCGAAGAACGTGTGGCCGTGCCCCTCGCCGTTGCAGCGCGGGCAATGCGGGTTGATCTCGGCATGCTCGCTGAAACCGTAGCCCCCGGCGTCGCTGGGCTTGGGCTGGTGCCGCTTTTCAGCGCGCTGGCAAGCAAAGAGCCATTCCGCCTCGTCGATCCACTGATACGCATGGCCCATGCCATGGCAATAGCGGCAGGCCGTGCGGCGATGCTGCATCAGTTCGTTCGGATCGGCGGTGGCGATGGCCCAAAGCCGTTCCACCACCATATCGGCGGTGATTTCGGTCCGGGCCGATCGCGCCGCCATCGCCTCGGCGAGATGGGCCTTGACGTCCTCGCGCTTGAGCAATTCGTGAGCGACGCGCGCTGCACTGCGACGATTTTTGTTCTTGCCGCCGTATCCCGCAGCCAGCGCCGCTTCGGTCGCATTCATCGCGGGGTCGGCGAGGTAGTGGCGCACGAAGTCGGCGCGCATCTGCGTATCGCGGCCGCGCTGGCTATAGGCCATGGTGATTTCCTTGGATCAGGCCCCTAGACCGCACGGCGCGGGGCACGCCGGTGGCGCCAGCTGCCCGCGTCGTGGGAGATGCACAGATCGCCTCCTTTCCGCTTGGTGCTGGGCCTCTCGGGCCGGGCCAGGGCGCGTCAGGCCCTGAAACGAGAAACGCCCCGCAGGCCGGTTTTGACCTCGGGGCGCAGTTCTGAATGATGGGAAGTTACGCTAGTTGCCACTCACGCGCAAGGGGGTGGTGGCTTCACAGTCCCAAGGCGGTTTCCAGCATCTCGCAAAGCTTGGTGAGACCACGAATATGGTCCTGCATTTCGTTGATGCGGCGCTGCTGCCCAGGCAGGAAACTCGGACCTAACAGCATGGCCAACTCGGCCTGGTTGGTAAAACACATGTGCGTCACCATGTCATTTCTGACGAATTTTTCGAACCAAATCGTGACAATGTACGGTCGCTTCATTGATCGCGGTGTTGCATCCATAAAGTTGGTTTGATGCTTAATGGGAAGAAATAATGGCCTGCCGCCCAAATCATCAATATGACGTTCGGTGAGGCCGCGCACGTCCACTACGGTGATCGGCTCCATTGTTTCGTCGTCGTAGATCACTATTCGCATGATTTGGTCCTTACGCTTTTTGCGCCCGCGCCAACGCTAGCTTGGCTTGAATTTCCGTTGCGTTCAGTTGTACGGGAGCGCGGCGCGGGCGATGAACTTCATTTCGTGCGGCGTGTGAGGCTCATTCGCGATGCGTTCCAGCGCGCCCTTCATTCGGTCCATCTGCTTTCGCATGTCCCAGCTTTTGCAGTAGGTTTCGTGGGCTAGTTCGGCATCTGCCAACGCCGCCCGCAGCCGCTCGATCTCGGTGGCAGCTTCGACCGTAGGGCACCGGCTGCATGCCGGCACATAGTGCTGGGTGGCCCGCGATTTTCTCGCCTCCCAAGCGCGCATAACGTGATCGGACACGAAGCGCTTGATCCCAGCGATGCCATCTTTGCGCACCCACCATTCGGGACGTTCCCCCATCACCCCACCCCCGGCATAGCGGCGATGGCGGCGCGGGCGAGTGCTTCGATTGCTGCGTCATCTAGGTGGTAATGCTCAAGCGTCATTTTGCCGTCTGCGTCTGTCCACAGCACAGCGTTCTTCATGCCGATCTTCACAGCCTCCACCGCATCGGCTGCGGGTTCGCGCTGCTTTAGGGCTGCCCGCAGTTCGGCAATCTGGCGGCACATATGCGCTCGCTCCTGCTGCCATTCGCGCTCGCAATATCGAAGGGTTGCTTCCCAGCCATCTTCAGCATCGGCTGTGGGTTCTTCCTGCGGCCTGACGCCTTCAGGCAAGCTGTTGCCATACCGCATGGTGATCGAAGGCCCGGCTGCGGGTTCACCGGCATCGGCGTCAAGCGCCTGCTTCGCATAGTTGCGCAGGCCTTCGCTCATTTCCTCGCCAGCAGCTATCCTGACAGCAAGGGCCTTAAGCATCGTGATCATGCTCAAATCGGCTGCGGGTTCGGGGCGGCGGGCGTAATGGCCATTGCCGCAGACCAGCCCATCAATCGAGGTATAAAGCGAAATCCCACATTCAGCGCATATCTGGCCAGTATCATAGATGGCATGAGCTTCGCTGTTGGGGTTCGCAAGCGCTTCGGCAAATGGGCACGGCGCGGGGGTGTCAGGCTGGGTCATGGGTGGCCTTTCTGTAACGCGCGGCAACGCACTCTCGGCTCATCAGCACAGCATCGCGAAACGCTATTGCCTCATGTTCAAATGGAAACGTGAAGTCCTGCTGGCCCCACTCAAATCTTACGCGAACGACATGCTCTGCCATCTCACTCCTCCCTTTCGCTGGAGATCGGCCAGCCCCTGTCACCCACCTCACGGGCCAGCAAGCTCGCCAATCCGCCCACGGTCAGGCCAGCCATTGCGGCAGCCTCAAACTTAGACTTGCCGGCTGCGGACGCATCGCGCACGATCGCCCAACGTCGAGCCGCCTTGGCCTGACGGACCGCAATGGCCTTGGCTTGCCTGTGTGTCCTGGCTTTGGTCATCACTCCACCTCCATCAAATCGGCCGCGCGCCGCATCTCGTCGCGGGTGACCCAGCTATCGCGCAGCAGCATGGCCAGATGCTCTCTTTCGCCTTGAAGCGATTTCGGCTCAGACCGGCCAAGGAGCGCGAAGACGTGCCCCGACCATACACGGGTAGCGTGGAAAGCCACCTTCGCGCTAGAAACCACCCCTGAGCGCAAAATTTGGCACATCACGCCAACTCCCCACACCCCAACCGCGCATAGCGGGCCAGCACGTCCCGCTCGTCCACGTCGCGCCAGATTCGCTCCCGGATGTCGATCCAGCGATCGAGCGCGCCGAGCAGCAGGCGCCGGGCCCGTGGCCAGCCCACGTTGTGCGAGCGCGCCGTCACGTACAGTTCGCGATCGCCCAGCACCATGTCGATCACCATGCGCCGCGGCATCGGCAGGTGCTGGCGCCAGGCGGTGTAGGCCCGCTCCATGCGCACCAGGTGCAGCCGCTCGACCAAGACATCACGCGCCGAGCCGGAACCATCCACCCGCGCTTCCAAGCTGGCCCCGCGCACCGAGACCGAGCGCTCGATCATCTCGGCCACCAGCGCGATCTCCTGTGACGCCGCCCACTGGTCGCTGGTGATCTGGCCGTTGTCGTGCAGCCGGGCCATGCTCGACGCCGACTTGCGCCGCAGGGTCTTGGTCACCTGGCCGGTCTCGTGGTCTGGCACGAACGCCGGCTCGAAGTCGCCTTGCGCCAGCGCTTCGGGCGTCAGCACCGGTTCGCCGGTCTCCCGCTCGTAGGGCAGCATGGCATCGAGCCTGGCCTGCCACTGGGCGTGGGTCTCGTCGCGGCGCTTGGCCCTGGGATCGGGTTTGGCCCTCGTTGCGGTCGTGGTCATTGCTCGATGCCTCCCGAATTGAACAGCGTTGAATTTAATTGAAGGGGGTTAGCGGCGGTCATGAGTGCAGGTTCCTTGCCTTCCAGCGCTCAAGTTCGGCGCCGGCCATCATGCCCTCAGCCTCGGCCAGCGTGATCTTGCGCAGCGGGTAGCGGTGCTCGAATGCGCGCTGGGCTTCCGCCTCATCGGCTTCCTGTCGGTTGCGGGGCGCAGGCTGGGCAGAGCCGCGCGCCAGGTTCTCCTGGTGTTTCTTGTTCAGGGCACCGGACACGGCCATGAACCACTTCTTGCGGGTCGCATCCTTCACGTCCGGGCCTTGCAGCCAGGCATCCAGCGCGATCAGTTCGGCTTTCAGGTCGGCGATCGTGTGGAACGCCGCCTCCCATTGGTCGAAGTCCTTGCGGGTCAGCCGAATGGTCTTGCCCCGATAGGCATACCCCTCCTGTCCTCCCCCCGCTCCATCGTCGCGTGGTTGTTGGGGGGTAGGGGGGTTTTCTTCTTTCTGGTATCTGGCTTCTGGCTTCTGGGCTTTATCCCCCCCCTTATCCGATGGGTTATCCTGCCCCTTATCCGATGCATCTTTTTCCGTTTTGTTTTGGGCACTTGCCCGCAGCTTCGGATTGCCGCCTTTCCGCCCGTTTTTGCGAGCATTTTCGGCCTTCTTGTGATCGCGGGTCATTCGTCGCGAGTAGATGGCCCCGCTGGCCGCGCGTGAGAAAACGCCCGCGCCGTCGAGTTCAGCCAGCAATGCTGTGACCTCGCTTGGGGACGCCCCTACTTGCACGGCGAGTTGGGCGTCTGTCGGGACGCGTCCGCCGATCAGGAGTTGGCCGTATCGCTCCGATCGATGCATGATCGCGAGCATTTCGATCCACAGGCCGCGCGCTGCCAAGCCGCACATGCGCAGCTTTTCATCGGCCCGCCAGTCCTGCGGATAGAACTTCATCCAGGGTTCGGCGCTCATGACCGCACCGCCTGGTAAATGCCATAGAAGCGCCCGGTCGCCGTGCCGGTGCTGCCCTTGCGCTTCTTGGCGACGATGAAGTCGATCGTGCCGCGCACGCGCTCCATGCGCGCCTCCCAGGCGTCGTGCTTCTCGCCGGGCGCATCGGGCTCGTTCTGCTTCTCGTAGTATTCCTGGCGCAGCAGGAAGGTCACGCTGTCCGCATCCTGCTCGATCTGGCCGCTGTCGCGCAGGTCGGACAGCATGGGCTTCTTGTCCTGCCGCTGCTCGACCGAGCGTGAAAGCTGGGCGAGGGCGATCACGGCCACATCATGATCCTTGGCAAGGCCCTTGAGGCGCTTGCTGATCTCGGACGTCGCTTCATAGGGGCTCAGGCCCTTGCGGTCGGCGTGCAGCAACTGCAGGTAATCGACGATCACAAGGTCGAGGTTCACGCCCTTGGCGGCAAAGCGGCGCTTCTGCCGGCGCACCAGCATTTCCAGGCGGCCTATGGTCAATGACCCGGCGTCGATCACGGTCAGGGGTAGCCTGCCGATCTCGCCGGAAATCTGCAACACGCGCTGGGTCTGCCACGCGTTCAGGTCTTCTGTCTCGATCGCGAAATAGGGCACGCGGGCGCGCTCATCGTCGTAAGACCAGTCGGCGATCTGGCGCCCCGCCAATTCCTCCCGGCTCATTTCCAGCGAGACGAACAGCACGCCATGGCCGGCATCGGCGGCGCCCAGGGCATAGCTGGAGACGACACAGGTCTTGCCCATGCCTGGGCGGCCGGCAAGAATGTTGAGCGATTTGGGCCGCAACTTGCCCAGCACGCCGTCGAGCGAGGGAATGCGGTGGCACAGAACGCCGGTGTTCCCGTTCTCCATCTGGGCCAGAAAAGCTCGCATCGTATCGGCGCTATCGCTTTCGATCACGGTCGATGCGGCGCGCTGGGCGATCGCGGCGTCGGCCATGGAGACGATTTCGGCTGCCGGTGTCTTGAGGTCCACGCACGCGGCGGCGGCTGCTTCCAGACCGGCCCGCATTTCGCGGCGCTGGGCAAGGTCCACCAACTGGCGCGCGAGGTCCACCGGGTCCAGGATCAGTGCATAGGTGTCCGCGGTAAGCTGCGCGATGAAGCGGTTGCCACCCAGCGCCTGCAAATCGGCATCGTCCACGAAATGGCTGCGCAGCAGCGCCGGCGATAGCGTGCGCCCGATCGTTGCCTCATGGACAATCGTCGCAAACATGCGGCCGAACAGCGCCACCCCGAAGTCTTCCGGCCGAATCGTGTCGACCACGGCATCGATGCGCTTGCGGTCCAGCATGATCGCACTGATCAGCTGCGCTTCGGCATCGGGATTGATCAAAGGGTCGGTTGGCACCGATTTTTCCACTTCGGCTGCCCAGGTCACGCGGCAATCTCCCCGATGCGCTCGAACGCGGCGATGAATAGGGTAAAGGCCTCCCGGCGCGCGGCGATCCACGCAGGGTTTTCGACCAGGTCGGGCGAGCGCAATTCCATCAGCACCAGCGCCTTGTGCGCGGCAAAGGCATCATTGGCGGCGCGCTGTTGGACGCGATAGATGGCCACGGTCACGCGCCACCCCCGATCACGATTTCGAGTCGCCCCGGCGCTTCCGGCTCGGCAAACTCGAAGGCCGGGAGAAACCGGCTATCGTTCACGCGCATGGCATCGGCCAGGCCGTCGAAGATGGGCTTGCACCGGTTCGGGAAGTTGACCCGGTCCCCCCGCCGGTTCGGCGGCACGAAACGCACGCGCACGACGATGTCGCCAGCGGCGGGCGCCTTGACCTTGGCCTCGAGTGCAGCGGCCTTGGCCCAGGCGCGCCACTTGGCAGTGACGCCGGACTTGCCGTGCCAGTTGCCTTTGGCGTGCCCGGACAGGCTCGACGGGGGAAAGGGCAGCGTGATCATCCGTCAGGCTTCCGGAGACCAAGGAAGCGCAGCCAAGTCGGCGAGTGCCTTCCGTGTCCCTTCCCAAAGGGGCGGGACGGGCATGTCCTCGGCGGGGGCGGAACTCGCCGCAAATCGGGCCATGATGCCCTCGAGCGAGTTGTCGAGTCCCATCCGGGCGCCGAGAACAAGCGAACGCTTCATGCCTTCGCAGGCTTCGCGGATCAGGGCGGGCGATGCTTTGGCAAGCACATTGGCGATGCCGGCGACCGTTTCGTCCGCGACCCTGTAGGGCGCGAGATAGCGTTTCACGATTGCGAAGCGTTCCTCTTCGCCCGGAAAGCCGATCTCAATCTGGATCTGGAACCTGCGCCAGATCGCGGCGTCGATCCCGTCAGCCATGTTGGTCGCGGCGAAGAGGAGGCCTTCGAAGCGATCAAACTCTTGCAACAACGCAATCGTGATGTTGTTGGTCTCGGCATCGCAGGCTTGCTGAACAGATCGACGTGCTTTTGCGAGCGCATCGAACTCGTCGAAGAAGATCGCGACTTCGTCGTCGGTGTGCCGCACTTCCTTGAAAAGATTGGCGATGTTGTTGCCCGATCCTCCAAGCGAAGACGAGACGACCTGTTGCGATTGCACCACGACCAGCGGCAGTCCGATGCGGGCCGAGATATGGTGCGCCAGCGTGGTTTTGCCACAGCCGGGAGGCCCGGACAGAATGGCGCGCGTGCGTGGCTTGAGGCCGACGACCTCCAGCTCAGACACCGCGTTCATCTCATTGAGCCACTGATGGAGCGCAGCGCGTACCGAAGAAGTCAGGATCGGCGGCTCAGAGTCGTGCGGCATCACGACGTAGCCGAACCGGCCGAAACGCCGCTCAAGTTCTTCTTCGGGCTTTCGCATTTCGTCCAGTGGCGTCGGCTTCATCTCATAGGCGCGGCGCGTCATTCTGCCGCTTCCTTCTCAGAGGCCTTCTCGGGGGCCTTCTTGGTAGGGCGCCACGCGTCCGGAATGTCCATGCCGTCGCTGCCAAGGGCCTGGCACCACGCTTCGTCCCACGCTGCACGACGCAAATCGCGCGCTGGGAAGGGGTTCGCGGTGACCGGCTTGCCTTCGCGCGCTGCCGCAGCGCCGAGGGCGCGCGCCTGATCGACATCCGGTTCGGGTTCGCGGGATTGCTCGGCAGGAGCATCGCCTGCGTCGTCGACGGAATCGGTGGCGTCGATCTCGTCCTGCGGTGCCCGATCCTTCTTGGTGATGCGCTCGATAGCCCACCGGCCGAGCGGGGTGCCGTCGAGCATCCCCAGCGATGCCTTGTAGACGTCCAGCAACGCCTGCTGCTCGCGTCGATCTTCGACTGTCATCTTCCGCAGGCGAATGATCTGGCGCATGATCTTGGCGTCGTAACCGACTGCCTTTGCTTCGGCGTAGACGTCCTTGATATCGTCCGCGATGCCCTTCTTTTCTTCTTCCAGGCGTTCGATGCGCTCGATCAAGAGGCGCAGGCGATCATCGGTTGCATTGGCCATGGTCAGGCGTCCTTCCAGTCTTGATCGCTGATTTCGGGGGTGGTCCAGTTCTGGATCACGCCATCTGCGCAAATTGTGAGGATGATGTAGTCGCCGAACCCATCGTCGCCGTGGCAAAGGAATTCGTCCGGCACGTAGTACCCGCGCCACTTCGCGATGCGCTCGCCAGCTTCGTCTGCCAGCCAGTATTCGCCCTGATCGCAGACTTTGTAGTGAACATTGGCTGTGGTGCCTTCCGGCCACCCTTCGATCTTGCCGTCAGCCAAGCGGATACGCGGAACCCACAGCTTGCCTTCGCGCAGTGGGATCGTCGGCGCGTCGTCATCTTCGTTCGCACCGTTGACGCTCGCATCTTCCCAGTATCGCGGCTCGGCCTCGACATGGATGTGAGTGGCGGTGGGATAAGCTCTCTGTGCCATGTCAGGCTTCCTTGTCGTTGAGAATGGCGGGGATGGGCTGGCCCGAGCAGCGCGCGACCTCACGGGCCATGGCGCGGATGCGGGCGCGCTGGTTGTCGCGGCCGATCTGGCCAAGCGCGCGGGCATGATCGCTGGCGGTGGGCACAGGCGGAACGGCATCGGGCTGGCGGCGAAACAGGCTCAGGCGCATGACAGCATCTCCAGCTTGAGCGCCGCATCGGCGGCGTCACGGGCATTGTTGAGCGGTGCGAGGGCGATGCGGCGCAGCAGGCGAGCCCGCTTTTCCGCAAGGCGCTGGGCCTCGATGCGGGCCAGTTTGGCGGCGCGCCGGGCATCGATCAGGGCCGAGATTTCCGGCTGCCGGATAGCCAGCGCCGCGGCGGCGGCCTTGGCCGGTCGCGCCGGCAACAGCACATCGGCGAGGATGCGCAGTTCGGGCCAGTCGGCGCAGAACCTGTCGAACGTGCTGACGTGCCAACTGACGCTGGAATGATCGATGCCCAGGCGCCGGCCGATGCCGGAAAGGGTCAGGCCCTTGCCGCGCAGCACCGCGCATGCGCACTTGCGGGCGCCCACGATGTGCGGGTCGCGACGCGGGCCGAGCACGGTATCCACGCTCAGGCCCAGCGAGCCGCAGATCAGGGCGATGATGGCGCGCGGCTGCACACCCGGTTCAGGCGCGCGAATGGCGGACGTCACCACGCCGCTGGTGCGCCTTTCGACGTCCGCGCGCGTCATGCGACACCTGCAAAGCATGCACAGCCGCTGTCGCCAGGCTGATATTCATACTTGCGACCCGGCTCTGCGCGCAGCCGCTCTGCGAAGGCGTCAAGCGTGAGGGGCTTTTTATCCCCGCCGCGCCGATCGGTCATCATCGCAACATCAGCGCCCAGGTAGACGCGCAGCTTGCGCTCCATCAGTGCGTCATAGGCGTATCGGTCAGGCTGGACGCGGAAGCGGTTGGCCCAATGTGCCTGCCCGGCCTTGCAGCAAAATCCACCGCAGTTGTTGTGGGGATAGCCCATCTCGTAGAGTCGTGGCTCGGCAATCCCGAATTCTGGCAGTGGCGCCACCATCAGGCTCAATATTTCGCCAGGCACATTCTCACCACGCATCAGGGCATCGTTGATTTCGATCAGCGGGGCATCAGCCTGCCATCCTTTCGCAGCAAGTCTGGGGCGAAGACCGCCGCCTTTCCCATCGTCAAAGCGGTGAGTTTCGTGTTCACCGATGCCGTAGACGAACACGTCGGCGTCACCGAACAATTCGCCGGTGCGCCAGCAAGCGCCCATCTTCCATGCGTCGTTGATCTCGCGCTTGAGGTACATCGAGCACGGATCAACACTGCTATTGCCGAGGAAGCGCTTATCGCGGAACACCTCCCACGGGTCGCGGCCCTCGACCAGCCAAACCAACTCAGGGATGGCGTCGATCGTTCGGGCGCGCAGATCCGCAAGAAATGCACGCCATTCTGGGTTGCCGCGATATTCCTCAATCGGAACGTCGTCTGGCACGCGATAGTCTGGGAAGTCGCCAGCCTTGACCGTCCAGTTGAGCCGACGGCCGGTCACCATCGCCGCACCCTCAATGAGGAAGCGATATGCATCGGCATCCTCATAAAGGGTGTCTGTAAAGACCAGGCCGAATTCCGCGCTGGGGTGCCGGCGACGGTCGATCATCGCTGCACGGAATGAACCCTGCCCGGCGGAAAACATGGTGTAGCGCGTCATGCCGCCATGCTCCGGCGACAACCGAACTGCTCATGCGCCGCGGCGCGGGTGCCGCAATAGCCGCAGACCCGGCTGTCGACGTGGCGCAGGGTGTCTTCGGTCAGCGCCCCGGGCTTGCGCTCGATCGCGACCAGGATGCGCACCTGACCCTCGCGCCGGATCTTGATCTTGCCGGCGGTTTCCAGCGACGACAGCACCGAACTGATGGTTGCCGGATGCAGGCCACGAATGGCTTCGGCGATGACCGGGTTTGCCGGAATCTGGCGCCCGATGAAGCTGCGCAGGTAATCCAGGATTTCGCGCTGCCGGTCGCGGAGCCCGTCCGGCGCGGAGCCGTTCCGCTTTCCCGCCGCCGTGACCTTGCCGGTGCCGACGATCTCGAACTGGTGCAGGCCGGGCTCGGTGCGGCGCAGCATCCCATGCTCGATCAGCCACAGCACGATCTTGTTGGCGTAGGGCTTGCTGATGCCCAACTCGGCCCCGATCGCAGCATATTCCGGCGGCGCGGCCCCGGCATCGGCGGCGCGCACCATCATGTCCACCACCGCCATGCGATAAGCATTGGATGCCTCGCGCGCCGTCTGGCCCATAGCGGTCCAGTGCACCGTTGTGATCTTGCCCGCCGTCTGGGCGCCCGTGGCGACGATGGTGACGACGCGGCTGCGGATGCCCCGCTCCACGGTGATCACGCCGTCGCGCTCCAGGCGGCCGATAACGTCGGGTGCAGTCGACATCGACGAGAGGCCCAGCGCCTCGGTGATTTCGGCGTTGGTCGGGCAGGGCAGGCCGGCCTTGGCCGCTTCCTCGAGCATGGCGAGGACGGTGTCGCGCGCGCTCATGCTGCCTTCGGCCCGGCCTTGCGCAGAACAGCGGCGATCGCGTCTGCGGCGTTTTCCAGGTCGCTGCGGTGCTCCACGGCAAAGGCTGCATCGAGCACGCCATCGTTCTCCAGCGCGCTGGCCACGGCATGGAGCACCTTGGAAACCCGCGTCATGCACGCCAGGTCTTCCTGCGCCTCGGCGATGATGCCCTGGCACAGCCGGTCATAGGGACCGGTGAAGCGCGAACCCCATGCCCGCTTGCCGCGCGCCAGGGTGATCGCGTCCATGGTGGCTGTGCCTTCGCAGTATTTCGCGGCCTGGTCCTCGCTGCGGCCCAGCGCAGCGCCCAAGTCGGCATAGGTCAGGCCGTCCTCGCGCTTGATCTGCGACAGCGCGCCAGCAAGCGCATCAAGCAAGCCGGAAGCGGAAAGGGACGGCATTCGTCCGGTGGATTGGCGGTGCTGCACTGCACTAAATCCCTTCGCATGAGCAGGATTGGAAACATTTGCCGGGGCGATGGCGGGTGTGGGTGGAGGAACCACCGCCCCAGCGCTCGTGGTGCGACCCGACGAGCTATCGGTGTGTCAGGCTGCGCGATCGGCGCTCAGCCCTGCAAGGATGCCTTCGGCTGCCCAAATGCCGTTGCGGGTGAGCTGTCGCTGCCATGCGCCCTCGCGCGGCGACCAGCGGAAAGCAGACCGCTTCAAATCCTTGATGGTCTCGGGATCAGGCTTGCCTGGGAACACCAGTTGCACGCGATCCAACGCCGTGTTCTTGACCAGGCGGACACCTGCGACTTCGCGTTCCTCGTGCTGTACATCAGCTTCCTTGGCCGCAGCGCTGATGGCCGCGCGCTTGGCTGCATTCTGCCGACGCTGGAGCCACGAGACGGCTCGGCGCGCGTAATCGTCCAGTTCATCGCCGCGCTTGCGTTCGGTCTGCATCCGCTTTTCATTTTGCGCGACCGGGAAGCGAGCGGGGCCGGTAATCGCCCAGTTAAGCGTGCGCGAACCTGCGTGCTGATAAGCCAGCCACTTCTTGACGTAGCCCGCAGCCCACGTGGCTACGGTGTCATCATCGGCGCCGAACATGCGCAGTTCTGCAATCACGTCGGCCATGATGCGGCCATAATCAGCCACGGCAGCTTCGGCCTGAGCTTCGACGCGGAACGTGCGATTGCTGTACCAGCTACGAATGCGCTCCATGCCGCCCGCAGCGTTGAGCAAGGTTTCGCGGCAGGATTCCGGGGTATAGTCGCTCATGGCTTATTGCCTCCGATCAGCGTTATGGATGGCGCGGCCGATGATGACTTCGTGGAAGGCCATCGCTCAGCGCCTCCCGACGTCAGCCAACGTTTCGGCCGCGATCACGGCCAGGCTCAGGCTCATCGCGAACAGCAGCAGGCGCGGCCAAGCCACGGCGAAGAGGTCGACGGTATCGACGATGAAGCCGGCGATCATGCCGCGCGCTCCTCTGCGGCAGCCGGCGCCACCTCTTCAACCGCCAACACGGCCTCCAGATGATGCTCGGGAATGGAGTTCCGCTTCCACCACCCTTGCACCGTGGTGTGGTTGCGATGGCCCAGGGCACGCGCGAGGGGGCGGATGCCGCCGCGCTTAGCGATGATGCTTTGGGGTGTGGTCATGTACGTTACGTACGCCATCAACATACGTACGTCAACGACGTTGATAAGGTACGCGGCAAATCGGATACCGGACGCATGTCCGAACAGAAAACTGGCGAAATCCTACAGGATCTTAAGCGGCGCGCCGGCATGTCGCTGGATGCAATCGCCCGTGCCGCCGGATATGCTGGCCGGTCATCCGTCCAGGTCTTTTTCAGCCCGTCCTACGAAAAGCTGCTCGACAGCGAGGTTGCACAAAAGCTGGCGATTGCCCTGGCTGGAAAGGGCTCGCCCCCGATCCAGCGCGAGGAGCTGCTGGCGCTGACAGGCGTGCTGCAGGCCAACGGCATTCCCGTTCGGTTTGAGGGGGCCAGCTCCATCAAGCCGACGCATGATCTACCGGTCTATGGAACATCGCTGGGCGCGCCGAGAGATTTCAACGGAATCGCAGTCGAACAGACCATGCTGAACACTGGCGCAGTCATCGAATACATCCGACGGCCGCCGGTATTGCATGGCCAAGCACATGTTTACGGGCTCTACGTGCAAGGATCTTCGATGTGGCCGCGCTATGACCATGGCGAGACCATCATCGTGGCGGACAGCCAATACGCGCGGCCACCCAAAATCGGGGATGATGTGGTCGTTTACATGCGAGACCTAGAGGAGGATGACGGCCATCGCTCGTCCGGGGTTCTCGTCAAGCGGTTGGTGCGGCGCACCGCTGAATATGTCGAGCTTGAGCAGTTCAACCCGGCGATGACCTTCAAGATCGCATCTGGCGCGGTCCTTCGCATCGACCGGGTTCTGCCGTTCAGTGAGTTGTTAATCTAGGGGGCAAAGATGGGGCGATGGATGATTGCGGGCCTGGCGCTCGCGTTGGCAGCCTTTGCGCCGTCAGGGGCATTGGCCGTTGGAATTGTGCCACAGCCAAAACAGAATGAACGCGACGCCTCCAGCGGCGAATACGACGTTGACAACTACCAGCATGAACCACCCGTAGAAATCAAGGGTGGCATCAACATCCCTGCGCAGCCGCCAGAGCCACAACAGCGACAAAATGAAAAACGCTATCCCGATGATACCCAAAATGATGGGCAGCAGAAAGCAAGCTGCGTCTATGATAGGATAGAGATGGACTGCGGTATCGCAGCTAATAAGGCCACCGTAGATCAAGGTCGTTACTCCCTTTTGGGTGTGATAATTTCAGGAATTGTCGCAATTCTAACTGTTGCGGCAGTATGGTTTTCCGCAATTTCGGTGCGGCAAGCAACTCGCCAAGCTAAGATAAATGCCAGGATTGAGCGCGCGTGGATTGACTTTGGTGTCGGCAATCAGGGCGTCAGCTTTGACGGGCAGGCGCTGATCCTCGACGCCACGCTTCAAGTCGCCAACCAGGGCAACATGCCGGCGGTCGATTATCTGATTTCCGCCGCCTTGAGCCTGCACGATGTCGATGACGATGCCCTGCCGCCGATCGGCACGCTCGATCTCTCCAGCGTCCCACCGCACCCCGAGCGCGCGGTATTCCCGCGATGCACTGCGAATGCCGCTGTGAGGGACGAGATTGAAGACGTCTTCGCCGCGTTCGGCGATCCCACGCTTGACCAGTTTGATGCCAAGGTGGTCCTGCGCGTCGCCGTCTACTACCGAACCGGCGTGGACGATGGCCTTCGCCATTTGACGGGCCGCTACTTCCATGTCCGGTTCCACGGCGGCCGGGAAACCGTCACGTTCGCGCGCGGCTCCAACTATGCCTTGGAGATCGTGCCGTTTGGGCCACTGATCGCCACCTGAGGTCATCAGGTTGGCCATCAATCCCGCGCCCGAATTTCTGCCTCGCTGATGCCCAATTCAGCGGCCAGAACAGCAGTCGCCGCCTCCTCTTCGTGCGGCCAGTTCCAGACGTTGTACTGCGCAAAGCTAGAGGCGCCATCGCTGAAAATGCGCTTGATCCGAACCTCGTCGGGCGCGGCCAGGATGGTCGAAAGCTGCCGCATCTTCGTCGCCAGCCACGCCAGCGGGCCGCGATTGAGCCAGCGCGGCGGCACGTTCTGGTAAATCCAGTATTCGAACCGCCGCCCGCGCGGCGCCGCCACTTTGCCCATACCAACCTCCACCAGGCGCCCACGCGGCGCCTTTTTCGTGGGCGTTTATGCACCGTACGATCACGCCGGCCAAACTTTTTGTACGTGACGTACGTTTTGTGTTGACGCACGTACGTCACTAACGTACGAATGTCTCCAACGCCGCACGACGCGGCAACGGAGACGGCAGATGCCCCTTGGCACCACCACCCTCGAAATTCCCGGCGCCGCCGCGATCGTCGCGGCCATCGCGCCCGAAACCCTCACCATTATCCGCCATACGCCCGTCGTCGGACCGGTCACGCTGGTCTGGGCCATGGACGAAGACGAGCGCCGCGCGATCGAAGCGCTGCGCGACGCCGCCGTGGCCGATGCCGTCGGGTTCACCTTCCACGAGGCCCGCAACAGCGCGGAACGCCGCCAGTTCGCCGCGGTCGCCGAAAATTTCGCCACCGTCGCTGACCTGCTGAACGCCCGCTTCGGCGACCCCGAAGCGTTCGCCGCCGCCTGGGGGCTCCGCGACTGGCACCGCCTCAACACCATCTGGCAGGCCGAATGCGCGCGTGCCGCTGCTGTGAAAGCTGCATGACCATGGAACCGATTCCCGTCCTCAAGGCGATCCGCGCCAAGTGCCTGGATTGCTGTGCTGATCACCCGTCGCTGGTGGCCGATTGCCACATCACGACCTGCGCCCTTCACCCCTTCCGCATGGGCAAGAACCCGTTCCGCGCCAAGCGCGAGATGTCGGACGAGCAGCGCGCCGCCGCCGCCGAACGCCTGCGCAAGGCGCGCGAAGCCAAGGAGGCCTGAGCGATGTCTCCTAAGCTGCAAATTGCACAGCAGAATGTGGCCGCCCTGATGGATGAAATCCTTCAGGTGTTCAAGCCGGGCGCGAAGATCGCCGTATTGGTGCGTCGCCCCGGCCTTCCCGACGAAGACTTTATGATGACGGATGATGATCCGCGCGAGGCAATCGCAATGATCAACCGCCGCATCAACGGGGAGGCCTGAGCCATGCGCCCCGTCCCCATGACCCCCACCTATCGCGCATGGAAGCTGCACAACGGCGTCCACTACCCGCTGCGGATCGAAGCCAGCACGCTCGGCAACGCCGTGACCGAGGCCCAGGAATCCTGCGCCCACAAGGACCAGTTCGTGGTGCTGGAAAGCGCCGGCGGCAAGCAGACGCTGCGGATCTACCAGATCAAGCAGGGCAAGGAGATGTGGGCCCGCAAGCCCGGCTTTGCCCACGCGGTGAAGGTGCATCAGCTGCGCGCCGATCTGATCGTGGAGCTGGCTGTCGAGGACTTCGCACCGGTCGAGGCTTGGCAGTGGACGCCTGGGGCTGATGCGGTTGGCGCGCCGGCGCGGGAGATCGTGCTGTGACCCCCGACCATATCCCGCCTCACATCGGGCCGCACGACGAGAGCGTGGCTGCGGTGGTGGAGGGTGCAGTCCCGGCCTCTCTCGCTGCTCAGCCCGTGTTGATGGCATCGGCGCAGGCGTGCTGCTGTTCAAGCGATGACTGTCGAGCCAATGGGTGCGCGATTGTGCGCGCGACGCGGAACGTGGCCAACGCCGTCACCACGGAGCATCCAGCCCCCTCGCAATCCGCCCTGATCGCACAGCTTGTGGAGGCGTTGGAGGGCATACTCGCTGTATGTGGCGATACGATGCCAGACGGCTATGTCGAAAACAGCATTCGCGGCGAAGACATAGAGCTCGCCCGCACCGCCCTTGCCGCCGCGCGCGGGGAAGGCTGATCATGGCCAAACCAACCCCGGACCAGACCATCGAAAAGCTGCTGACCGCGATCGTCGCGGCCGGCGGCGAACGCTTGGCCCCCACGAACCCCTATGAGGTTGCGCGGTTTCGTACCCTCTATGGCGTCGGCATCATCTACCGGAACGCCAAGGGCAAGCAGACCTGGAACCCCGAAGCCGAGATGGCCCAAGAGCACATCAAGGCCAAGAAGGGCTCCATTGCGCCTGTGGTCGTGGTCAACCGAGCAGGGCATGCGCAACGTCGTTCCGCCGTTCTGCGTATTCTTGATCGCGATGGTGGCGATTGCTTTTTCTGCGGCGACCCGCTGGCCGACGACGTGACGCTCGAGCACTTGGTGCCGATAGCCCACGGCGGCCCGAACCACATCAGCAATTTGGTCTGCGCGCATGCTTCCTGCAACCAGGAGGCCGGGCACCTTAGCGTCGCCGAGAAGGTGGCGCTGGCCGTGGCAAAGCGCACCGCGAAGGTGCCGGCATGACCTGGCGCGCCCTCCTCACCCAAGCCGGCATCACGCCCACCATGGCCGTGATCGGAACCGGCATCACCATACTCGCAACCGCCCTGCTGTTCGCGCTTTTCGGCGCGGCCGGGCTGATCCTGGGGTATTGATCATGGCCGCTGTCCGCGTCTCCGGCACGTCGAAAGCCGGCACCGCCCTTCCGCCGCTGCCCGATGGCACCCGCGCGCTGACCATGGATGAATGGAAGGCCCAGCGCGAAGCCCGGCGGCGTGGCTGGCTGGCCCGCATCCTCTCCCCACGCGCAGCCTCGCCGGTTTCCCCTGTCGGTGCGCGCCCGTCTCCCATCAGCGCTGTCGAGGCCGGTGCTGACAAGGGCGGGGAAGGGCAGTGAGCCGCGCCCCTCTATCCTACGGCGGCGCCGCCAGCACCATGCCCATGGCGGCCGGTGTGGATGTGCGCCAACCGGCAGAGGGATACTACCGCCACAAGCCCCGCGCAGGCGCCGTCTATGTCGGCGTGCGCATCTGGTACGGCGCCCCGCTTGATCCGGTAACCGGCGAGGAAATGGACCGGTCCTGGCGCTGGCAGGCCCAAGCCAATGGCGAGCCGATCGAACTGGATCAGGTCTGGCCGGTCTGCGCCGGCGATCCGATCACCGAAGCCGAATACCGCCACTACTGCGCCCGACAGACCTGGGCGCGCGAGCATGCACCCGACAGCGCCTGGGCTCAACGCGGCCGGCGCATTGATCCCCTGAGCCGATCCACCCCTTTGCCCTTCTGAGGAGGCAACTATGCCCATTGCCCAGCCCAAGCCCGTTTTCGACGATGTTGCGCCCTGGCCCGAGCAGCCCACCGCTGCCCGCGCCGTTGCCGGGCACAACAAGCCCCCGGTCGAAGAGGAAGCGCGTGCCGCGTTCCGCGAAGCGTTGCTGGCCGATCGGCCGGACTTCGAGCAGAAGGTCGAGGACATCATTGCCGGCGCCGATCGCGCCAATGTCGCCGATGACGACAGTTATGCTCGCGGCGGCAGCTATATCAAGCTGGTCCGCGCCGCGCTCGACCACGTCGATGTCGCCCACAAGGTGGCCAAGACTCCTTATCTGACCGGCGGCCGCGTGGTCGATGCCCAGAAAAATGACCTCGCTGCCAAGCTGATGACGGCGCGCAACAAGGTGCAGGGGCAGCTCAACGATTACGCCGCCAAGAAGGAAGCCGAGGCGCGCGCCGAGCGTGAACGCATCGCTGCAGAACAGCGCGCCGCCGCCGAAGCCGCCATGCGCGCTGAGCGCGATCGCCTGGCCGCAGAAGCTGCCGCTGCCCGAGCCGCCCGCGAGGCCACCAGCGCCGCCGAGCGTGAAGCCGCAGAGCAGGCCGCCGAGGCTGCGCGCCAGGCTGCCGAAAGCGCGATGTCCGCCGCAGCCCTGGCCCCGGCGCCGGTCGCGAAGGTCGAGCCGATCCGCAGCGACGACGGCGCCACGGTTTCGACCAAGACGGTCTGGAACAGCGCCGTCGATGACCACGCCAAGGCCTTCAAGGCGGTGAAGTCCGACCCGAAGGTCAAGGAGGCGATCGAGGCCGCCGTCGCGCGCCTTGTCCGCGCCGGCTCGCGCGAAATTCCCGGCTGCCGCGTGTGGCCGACCCAGCAGGCCGTGGCCCGCTGACCATTCCGTAGATCAAGGAGATTCCCATGCCCCAATACGTGGCCTGCCGTTTCCGCCCCACCGACACCCGAACCTACACCTATGTACACGACGGCGAGCCTTTGAAGCCCGGCGACATGGTGAAGGTCGCCGATGCCCGCAGCGATGGCTGGAAGCGCGTCGAGGTCGTGTCGATCAGCGACGAGGCGCCCCCGTTCGCGTGCAAGCCTGTCCTGGGTCTTGCCGAACCCGAAGAACCTGCGGCCGCCGAAGACGAGCAGGGCACGTTCTGATGATTCCGCTCCGCCGCCCTTTCCAGCCCAGGCCATGGGACCCGGACCGCGAGGATAACCGCACCGAGAAACAGAAGGCGGCGACCGAGCGGAACTTCCGGGTGTTCCGGATGCGCAGTCTTTGGGCTCTGGTCTACATCCTGCCCGAGCCGACGCGATCGACCGTGCAGAACCTGATCGACTTCGAACTGCGCCAGATCGGCGCGCTGCCCCAGCGCGAACACGAGAGCGAGCAGCGCCGCAAGCGCTTGGCCCGTCTGCACCGTGAGCGCCAGCGCAACGCCACAGCCGAAATCGAAGAAGACGATATCCCATTTTGACAGGAGAATACCCCATGTCCGTCCGTGCCGCCGCTATTGCGCGCCAAAATGCCGAAATCGAAGCCAGCACCCAGCGCGCTATCGCCGCCCGCGCGGCGCGCGACAATCCGCAGCCGCGCAAGATGACCGCGCTGGAATCGCTGTCCGCCCGCCTCGACGTCAGTCCTGGCTCGCTGCAGCAGACCTTGATGCAGACCGCGTTCAAGGGCTGCTCGCAGGCCGAATTCATCGCCCTGGTGATCGTCTCGAACACCTACAATCTGAACCCGCTGCTGCGCGAAATCTATGCTTTCCCCAAGAAGGGCGGCGGTATCCAGGCGATCGTTGGCTACGATGGCTGGATCAAGATCGCCAACAATCATCCCCAGTACGACGGCTTCGAAGCCGATCATATCGAGGATGGCAACGGCAACCTCAAGGCGATCGAGGGCATCCTGCACCGCAAGGATCGCAGCCACCCGACCAAGAAGCTGGTCTACCTCAAGGAATTCAAGCGCAACACCGAGCCGTGGAACAATTCCCCGCACCACATGCTTGATGTGCGCTGTTTCTGCCAGACGGTGCGCCTCGGACTTGGCATCCCGCTTGGCGTCGAAGGCATCGACGACATCAATGCTGGCGCCACGATGACGGGTTCGGATGCGATGGTGCTGCCCAGCGCCGTCGATTTCGCGGCCGAGGTCCAGCAGGCAAGCGAAGCCCATGATCCCAGCACAGGCGAGGTTCTGCCGCGCGATCCCGCTACCGGCATGACCGAGGTGGACGAGGAAACCGCCCGCGCGCTCGACGCCGACCACATCCCGCCCGCCCACGAACCCGAAGGCCGCGCCGACGAAGACATGGGCGAGGCCAACAGCGACAGCGAACTGCCCGCCTGGTGGAACCTGGTCGAAGGCCTCAAGGCCAACCTCGACGCCGCCACCACGAACGCCGCGATCAAGGCCGCCGATGACGTGTTCGTGAAGAACGCCGCCGGGCTGCCGGATGATGTGGCCGACGATCTGCAAAAGCGCATCGCCGCCGCCCGCCGCCGCGTGAAGGGGGCCTGACCGATGCCCGCCGCCGAACCCCTGAGCCATGCCGCGCGTGCCCGTCGCCGCGGTGAGGTGATCAGAGCCCTGCGTGCGGGCGCCGACCGCTGGGAAACCGCCCAGCGGTTCGGCCTGGCCCACAAGACCGTCAAGGAAATCGCGCAGCGCGCCGGGCTGTTTCAGCGCACCGGCTATCGCCGGCCGCGCACTGAAATCCCGTTTTGACCATTCGCCAGGGACGGCGCGTCAGTCCAACAAACGGCGCCGACAATTTCATGAGCAACACCAAAGACCAAGCACAACAGGGCGGCTTCGGCTTTCTTGGCCTGCTGACCATCGTGTTCATCGCGCTCAAGCTGACCGGCTATATCACTTGGTCATGGTGGTGGGTGCTGTCGCCGCTGCTGGTTGTGCCGGTGGCGCTGGGCAGCCTGTTCCTGATCGGCGTGGTGATCTTTGCCGTCGCTGCGCTGCTGTCGGGGTGCGACTGATGGCTGCCACCGCCGCCTTCTACGTCTGGCGCCGCCGCGCGCCCGGCAAGACCGTGGACAGTCCAGCCCAGAAGCTGCCGCGCCGCCGGCACGCCACCCTGGCTTCTGCGGTCACCGAGGCCGAGCGCCTGAACCGCCTGCAGCCGCAGGACGTGTTTCAGGTCGTGCAGGTGCTGGCTGAAATCGGCCCCGAGGCATCGTGATGTGGCCTGGAAACAGAACCCTGGCCGCATTCCCCGCGATGCCCTGGTGCTCGATGAGGACGGCAACGTCATCGGCTTCCGCAAAGTCCATGTCCGTTTGTTCAACGACTACGACAGCCGGGCCGAGGGTGATGATCCTTGGCCGGCCGGCGGCGGAAAGCCCTCGACGCAATGGGCAATATCCCGCCCGGCGCACCCATTTGAAATCCGCGAATATGAGGTTGTTTGATCATGGCTGAATCAACACCGATCGCTGCCGGCGCGATGCCTGAGGGCGATTATGCAATTGTCGAAGCGCTGGGCCACCGCACTTTGATCGGTCGTGTCAGCGAGATCGAACGGTTCGGGACAAAGCTGCTGCAGGTCGAACCACTGTTTGGCGATGTGATGCTTGGCCCGATCCTGCTCGGCGGCGGATCGATCTATCAGTTCACGCCGTGCAGCGCTGATGTCGCTTTCGCCCGGCGCCCGAAGTCGCCGTGCGCTTTCTCTCGTGCGAGCCGCTGCTGGGTCCGGTGGATCTTGGCAACCTGCCGTTACCGCATCAATGGGGGCGTTGCGATTGCGTTCAATCTGCACCGACTGTCGATGTGCTGAACGGCTCAATCTACTGTCCCGGATGCTGCGAGGGTCCGGAAGGTATCAATGGTCGCATCGATTGGGTGATCGCCGGCGGCGAAAGCGGCCCCGGCGCCCACCCAATGCACCCGGATTGGGTGCGGGCGCTGCGTGACCAGTGCGACGATGCTGAGGTGCCGTTCCACTTCAAGCAGTGGGGGGCATGGGTCAGCGAAGATCAATCGCCGGAAGACATTGTTTTGCCAGGAACGTGCACAGGGTTCTGGGGGGAATCTGGCCCGCATCTTTATCATGTTGGCAAGCAGAAGGCCGGCCGCCTCCTGGACGGCATCGAGCACAACGGAATGCCGGAGGTGCGCCATGGCTGAGCCCAAATGCATCCCCTGCGCCGGCAAGGGCTTCCGCTGGGTCCGAGGCCGCACCGGCCAAGCCCATATGGTCAAGCGCCAGTGCCAATATTGCAAAGGCACCGGGCGCGCCAAGCAAACTGGAAAGGGTCGTGGTAATGGCTGATCGCCCCATCATTTTCAGCGCGCCGATGGTGGCCGCTCTTCTCGCTGGCACCAAGACCCAGACTCGGCGGCTTCTGCGCAACCCCGAATACTATGGCTGCCCGACCGGCGATTGTCCGCACCAGGCACAGGCCCAATGCGATGCCGCCATGGGCGCGCTGGGCTTCGCCGAAACCGGATATGCCGTTGGCGATAAGCTCTATGTCAGGGAGGCCTATTTCCAGTTCGGCCATTGGGAGCGCGTCGACGGCGCCAAAACCAAAGGCGGCAAGGACAAGTGGGCATTTGTCGGCACCAAATCGATGGTGACGTTCGACCAGCCCGCTGATTTCCTGAAGAGCAGGAGCAAGGCATTCCTCAGCGCGCCCCGCTGGTACAAGCGCCTGGGCCGCTTCATGCCGCGCGCCGCCTCGCGCCTGACGCTGACCGTCACCGAGGTGCGCGTCGAGCGGGTGCGCTCGATCAGCGAGCGAGATGCAAAGGCCGAGGGTTTGGAACAGGTGTGTATCGGCAGCCTGCTGCCTGCATACCGTGGTGCTCCAGACCTGGAACCCCGTATCTATCCCGACAGCGCCTATGGCGACCTCTGGGACAGCCTCCACACCGAACCCGGCACGCGCTGGGCCGACAACCCTTGGATCGTCGCAGTGAGCTTCACCGTGGCGCGCGGCAACATCGATGGGGAGGGCTGACCATGGCCTATGCTGAAACCACAATCGTGCCGTTCGAACGGTCAATGTCGGAGATCGTGGGCATTGTGCGCAAGGCCGGCGCAGTGCAGATCATCCAGGCAGAAGGCAACGACGAGTTCATGATCCAGTTCACGCTGGCCGAACGTCAGATCCGGTTCCGCCTTCCGCTGCAAACTCGATACGACGGGCCGACCAAATCGGGCAACGGGCGCGCGATCAATGGCGCCAAGGTGCTGGAGCAGCGCAACCGCCAGCGCGGCCGAGCGCTGCTGCTGGTGATCAAGGCCAAGATCGAGAGCATCGAAAGCGGAATCGAGACGGTCGAGCAGGCGTTCTTGGCGAATGTGGTCACCGTCGGGAACCGGACCGTTCACGAGCGCATCGCGAAGTCCTTGGCTGAAGAATATCGGACGGGTCTGCCGAGCCCGGTGGCTGGGATGCTGGGAGGGCCGGCCAATGTCTGAGGACAACCGGGCGATTGGCCAATACTGTTATGCCGCCGGGGACAGCGAAACCCGCGAATGGTTCCACCAGCAATGGAAGATATGGCCAGCGCGCGCCGATAGCCGGCTGACCACGAACATCAGCTTCCATTACGGCGGCGTGGCAGCATTCCGCATAGAGCACGGGCGCGACCCCGAAATGTCGCGCGACTTCAAGGCGAATGTCGATTGGCATGATGCCAGGGAGGCTGCGCGATGACCTGGCCCTTCGGCAACCTGCGCATGTTCGGCTACAACGTGCTGCACATCGACCCGCCTTGGGCGTTCGAGAACTGGTCCGAGAAGGGCGAGGGGCGCAACGCCAGCCAGCACTATGCCACCATGACCTGGGACCGCATTGCGGCCCTGCCGGTGGGCCACCTGGCGGCGCAGGATTGCGCGTGCTTCCTCTGGTGCGTCGATCCGCTGCTCGATCGAGCCTTTGACGTGCTGCGCGCCTGGGGCTTCGAATACCGCACCGTGGCGTTCACCTGGGCGAAGCGCACGCGGACGGCGAAGGCTTGGCACATGGGCACCGGCTATTACACGCGGGCCAATCCCGAAACCTGCCTGCTGGGGATCACCGGCAGCATGGAGCGTAAGAGCGCGGCGGTGCGCCAACTGGTGGTCGAGCCCATCCGCCAGCACAGCCGCAAGCCTGATCGCGTCGCCGAGGACATCGTGCGGCTGTTCGGCGACGTGCCGCGCGCGGAGCTGTTCGCCCGTACGAGCCGGCCGGGGTGGGATGCCTGGGGGCTGGAAGCTGACAAATTTGAGACGGAGGCAGCATGACTATCGACCGCTTCATTCGCCTCCCCGAGGTGATCGCCCTGACCGGCCTGTCGGAATCGACCTTGCGCCGGAAGGAAAAGGCTGGTCAGTTCCCGGCGCATGTCCGCCTTGGTCCCAACGCCGTTGCCTGGCGCGAAAGCGAGGTCGCGGCCTGGATGGCAGAGCCGACCGGCTACAACCGCGCGGCCTGA